CCTATATGTAATTGTTAAAGCAGGGTTTGTAAATGTTATGCTTGCCTGTGTTGGAAACCATCTGCAGATCCAGGAGACGTATCAGGTTGGTTTCCAACACAGGCAAGCATAACATTTACAAACCCTGCTTTAACAATTACATATAGGATACCTACACAAAAATCTACAGAAGATGATGGAGATGTTAGGATAGGTAAAATATTTCCGCCAAAAAATGCACTAGAGTTTGCTCAAAAACTTCTTGAAACTAATGCATCAATAATGTCATCAGCCGGAATATTTGGATTTATAAATGAGGACGGTGTTATGGTATTTAGAGGTCCAATTGGTTTTACAGCATCTAGTTTAAGTTTTAGTATAAATCCTGATACACCTTCATCAAACCCTTTTGCTATGTCTGGTGGTTTTGGTTTAGGATACGGTTTAAAATTAGAAAATGATGCAGAATTAACTGGTGCTACAATAGTAAATAGGCCGACAAGAGGTGTATTTAATATTTACCAAAGAGAAGCTGTATACAATAAAAATATATCTTTTTCTACATTAAATTTTGGAAAATCACAAACAAGAAACTATATCTGTACATACAATATACCTATATTAGATAATTGTATAGCAGTGCCATATCAAAAAGGTGATTTTTCATATTGGGAATCTGAAGATAAGTATCCTTGTAATCCAGAATTATTTGATTCTTCTACATTAGACATCCCTGCAGCCATAATACCACCAAATTTAAGACCAACTTTAGAAGAGTATTATGTAGATACAGCAGGCCTAAATTATACTTGGAAAGTAGATTCACAAGGTAAAGAGCTTGTTAATTTCCAAGACAGAGGCATAAGACATTATAAATATCCAGATAATTCTTTATCTCCATTTATGTCAGATGATTCAATGGCTCCTGATGATTTTAAAGCTAGTTCAATATTTCCTATTGGATTTACAATTGATAAAGAAGTTATAAATACATTTTTAGATATTGCAGAATATAATAAGCTACTTACTAAAGAAGAAAGAGATTCAATAGTAAGTTACGAGTTATTTAGGGGAGATAGACGAATAGATAGATCAGTTATAGCAAAAGGTATACTTTTTGATATGTATATAGCAAAAGACTCAGGAGAGTTTTATGCAAATTATCCTCTAAATACTTTAGGAAGAGATTCTTGGAATGGTGATACTCAAGATCACTTTTTTTCAAGTAAAGAAAATAATAAATTTACATTTCACTCACCTTCAACACATTTTAGCAGACCAACACTTCCTAACGAAATGTATATCGATGGAATAATGTATGGTAAGTCTAGATCAATATACGATGAAGTAAAAGGACATTCTACCTATATTTTACTTGGAAAAAGAGCAAAAAGCTTAGCAACCGGACTATCTGTTGCAGAATCCTTATTTGAAACAGCAACTGTAGTTGGAGACCTTGTAGTTCAGGGTGCAGCAGGTGGATTATCAGCTCCTGCATCTATTATAGCAGCAGCTTTAGCAGGTGCAGCTTTCCTATTTGCTCAAGTACTAAAGACAGGTCAATATAGATTAGAGTGGTTAAAGACAATTAAGAATTTAGGTAGTCCTAGAAATTTTGCTTACTATCAAACAGCAGTTGGGTATTATAATTACCTTGAAAAATATGAACCAGTAGCAAACAATAACTATGAGGTACAATATGCTAAAAAATTAAGAGGTATAGAAGCAATATCTTATCTTAGAGAAGGTATGTTTATGGTTGCAAATGAGAGATCAAATAATACTTATAAAGTAAATAACTTAGATAGAGAAGACTCTGTATTTATTGCACTTCCAAAAACAATACAATACCCAAATAGATATTATAGTTATGATAATGAGACTACTGCTAGAAAAAAATCTTCAAGAAAAGGATATTCAGGTACTGGTAGAAGTTCTGAATTAATAGGTAATTGCGCATCTATGTACGCTGTACTTAAAAGATATTCCCCAAGTCAATATGGTTCTTTATATTCTATTGAGTGGCTAAGTACAGGGTATTGTAGAACATTTGCAAATGACTTAGGGAATTGTGATGCAGCATTTGGTGGAGATACTTTTATATCAAGATTTTCATTAAAAAGAAAGTTTCCATTCTTTACATCAAATGCAGTTGGATTAGCACCTTTATTACCTTTTGCTTACTCTAATTATTTTAACGTAAACCCTAAAGATAAGACAGGTACAAGATATTTCTTAAATTACGAAATAGATACAAAAGCAGATTCAGGGTTTACTATAGGAGCTTTATTTTTTCCATCAAATGATTCTGAAGTAAACTTAGACTATTTTAAAGGAAGTAATATCTATATAAACCCTCCTTCTAAATTCTATTTATTCTCATACGGATTTCCATATTTCTTAGTTGAGTCTGAGATTAATACTAATTATAGATATGCTAGAAGAGAGCCATACGAAAACTTTTACCCAAATATTTCAGATGTAATAGAGTTTACACAAGAGCAAAATGTAAGCATAAGAGAACCAAATACGTATTTTTATAACCGTGTATATTCAGCAGCTAAATCTAAGGATAGATATGGTATGCTACCAATAAACTATACAGCAGAGTACTATAATAAAATTAACTCAAATAAAAATACAGTTATATATTCTGCACAAGACTCTTCTGATACAGATAGTACAGATCCTTGGTTACAATATAAACCAAATGATTATTACATATTCCCATCAAGTTATGGTAGTTTAGTTGATATGTTTGGTATTGAATCTGAACAAGTTATTGCTAGATTTACAAATGGAGTATCTATATTTGGTGCTATTGATGTATTAAAAGACCGATTAACTCCTGAGACAAGATTACTTGGAGCTGGTGGTATTTTCAATGCTCGTGCTATGTCTTTTAACAAAACAGAGCTTGGCTATGCAGGTACGCAACATAAAGCAAAAATATCATGTAGTTTTGGACATTACTTTGTTGACGCACAAAGAGGAAAAGTATTTAACTTAAAAACTAGCGGACAAGGTGTAGATGATATTACAGTTGGATTAGAAAAATGGTTTAAACAAAACTTACCTTTCAATTGTATTAAGACATTCAGTGATATAAACATTGATAATAATTTCAAAAATATTGGTATCACACTTGGGTGGGATGATAGATTTAAAAGACTTTTCTTGACAAAAAGAGATTACAAAATCATTAAAAATCCTCTTGCAAAACCTGAATTGAAATTCAACAGAGTTGATGGTTTCTATACACAATTAGATCCAAATGCAGTAAAGGTAGCAGTCCCATTTAGTGATACAGCATATTTCAAAGATTGTTCTTTCACAATTGCATACTCACCATTAACAGAGAGCTGGATATCCTACTACTCATTCAAACCTAATTTTTATATAACTTATAATGATTATTTCCAAACAGGTTTAAATTATCCGGACGATCCTTTAGAAAAAGGTCTTTGGTCACATTACCCTTTTACAAGTTCTTACCAAGTATTCTACGGAAAACTTTATCCATTCACAGTAGAGTATCCAATGTTATCCGCTTTCTCTCAAAGTTCAATTTCAACTATAGAGTATTGGCTTGAGGCAAGAAAGTATTATAACCAATGGGATTTTGCTGATGCATTTGGAATTGGATTCAATAAGGCAATAGTTTACAATGCTACACAGAATACAGGATTACTAAATCTTAATCACCAAAAAAATAATGACTTATCACAACAGCTAAAGTTTCCAAAATACAACCAAAATTCTACGGATATTTTACAAACTGAGATAGGTGGTAAATGGGCTTTCAACTATTTGTACAACATTATTAAGAATGAAAAATCAATGTTACCAGTTTGGTTAAATGATATTTCAAACGTAAATAAATCAATTAACCACATATTATTAAACTACAAACCAACATTTAAAGATCGAATGAGAGGAGACTACTTCTTAGTAAGATTATCTCAGGACATAGAGAGTAGATTTAAATTATTGTTTAGATTTGCAGTTGACGAAAGAGATTATTACGAACAATAAAAAACAAAACAATGGCTATTAAGATAACAAAAGTTTTATCAAAAGACGCACCTTCTACAAAAGTCATCAACTTCAAATTTGATATTGGTGACTTTGGGGACGGAATAAAAAGTATCAATGATACATTTACCTTTTCAATGTCAAAAGATTCCTCAGGAGTGTTTAAAATAGGAAAAGACGTTGAAAAATTCTGTGGAATAAAAGAAGCAGACGTGGTCAAACAAGTTGCAGAAGGAAAAGATAAACCGGAGGATGCGATAATCTACGGACTAACAAACATAATGAATGGTGGCAAGGATATCTACATGTGGATAAATGCAACTAGATATCAAGGTATGTCTAAAAAAGTAGGAGTAATACCTGCAATGTTTGAGATACTTGCACATGAGTCAACACACTTGGCAAAACTATTGCTTACAAGAGCTATCGCTAAAAGTAAAAAACTAGACCTAACTAATGAAGAATGGGTTAAGTATAACTATGGTGCAGGCGCATACAATTGGCCAACAAACGGAGATATGAATGATAAGAACAAACTTATTCAAGTATCCGATGAAACGTTCGCAACAACAGTTGGTTTAATTGGCCAAGAAATAGCACCACACTTTTTAAAAATGGTAGAAAAATACTCAAAATAATTTATTATGTCAGACAAGGATAAAAAAGTAGAAGAAGACAAAGTACTTTACAAAGGGGAAGAAATGTCTCCTAAAGAGTTTGCACAAAGATTCGAGGTTGAAAATAAGAAAAAAGAAAGAAACGCAGAGTCTGTTGCAAGACAAAAACTAGAAGAGAAACAAGAAGAAGAATCTCGAAGAAAAGCTTTTGTAAATGGAATAATTCCACAAGAAGAAGATAAAGTTGCGGATGACTACGGACCAGGTTCTGATCAACAAGAAGCACAGCCTGACATGTCTATGTATCAGGTTAATTTACCCTTTGACGTTCAAGAGGGACCTAACTTAAGTCTTGGCCCTATAGGACAGCAGCAAATACCTCAACCTGAAATTGATTATAGATTAGGTGGATTGATGAGTTTAATAGATGACAACAACATACAATCATACAAAATACAATCATACAAACCTGGTGGAAAGAGGACATCTAAGGGTAAAGATGGTACTGTAACAAATAAATTTAGAGATAAAGAAGGAAACTCCGTAACCCAAGTTAAAACTAAAGATGGAAAATATTTTGAAAAAAAGTCTAGTGCACAAGATGCATTTGACAAGGATTTCAAAGTTACAGGAAAGAGTAATTATGATAAAGTATCAGATAAAGTTGATCAAGATAAACAAGCTTATCTCAAACAAGTAAAAGAAAGTAAATTTAAACTACCAGAGGATGTTATCAAGAAAGATTTAGAAGACATAGAAAAAGGTGGTTGGAAAAAGTACGGTAAAGTAGGTGAACAAAGACCTGAAGCTACGGTAAAATCCTTTACACCTGATAAGCCACAAGGTTTTATGGACAAGGCAGTGGATATAGTTTCTAACCCTATGACTTCTGCTGGATTTTTAATGAGAGGACAAGCTATACCGGACCATATGCAACGAGATATGGACAAAGGTACTTTTGGTTATTTTTCAAATGGAAGTTATCATACAGAAAGAAATCCACTTGATCTAGCAATAGGAGATATGACAGGATTATCTCTTGCAAATGATATTAGAGACGTAAAAAAAGGTGCAGAAAATAAAGATATAGCTCAAGCAGGCTGGGGTTTATTTGGAGCAATACCAGGCGCATCTGAGTTGAAAGGAGCTATTAAAGGAACTAAAAATATAGCTAAACATTCAGACGAAGTAATGGATGCTTATAACTTAGCTGTAGACTTAAAAAACAAAGGATTAATAAAAGAGTTACCTGATTCCCCAGATGGATTTGGTGATTGGCTAAAAGGAAAATATAATCAAAAACCTTTATATAGGGTTGTAGATGTAAATCCAAAAGTAACAAATGATCCTGCGTTTAGAAGTCAAATGAAAAATCTAGGCAAAAATCCTGATAACCCATATGAGGTTGCTGAATATATGGGTACAACTCCTGCACCATCAAATGTAGTAAATAGAGGTAGACGTAGTGGAGGACATGACCAGTTAATAGAAGGTACTAATAAGGATATCTTATATTTTGCAGAAGACCCAACTTGGATAGGAAAAAGATACGGTGGAGAGAATCCATATTATGTAAAAACTTTTGCTGATCCGCTTCCTGAAAATATGTTGGATCAAGTTAAAAGATTAAGAAGCAACTCTCAAGCCCAAAAAAACTATTCAAGAAACTACCCAGGATTTGATATGAATAATGTTCCACATGGAGTATTATTTGAAGATAAGTTATTGTCAGTAGGTCCTAATTCTATAACACCAATAGTTGGCGATAAAGGTAAAAGTGTTAGAAAAGTACATCATATTGTTAGCGGATCTGATTTTGAGAGGTTACCAAATAAAAGATTTGAGCTAGGAGGCCTAATGGACTTAATAAATGATGATAACATATCTGCGTATAAAGAGTCTAAAAAAAGTAAATCTAACAAGTAAATTAGTTTTACAAAATCTAATAATTTTTTAAATTAACCAATCACTAATTATATTTGTACGATATGAAAGATTATATTGATAAATTAAGGGAAGACTACCATAGAAAACAAATCAAAAAACTTAAGTTTGGAGATAAGTTTATGGCTAAAATAAACGATATAAGATATGGTAAAATGTCTGCACCTGAACAAGAGGTTGATGAAAATGGAGAACCGGTTTCAAAAGGACCTGGTCCATCGCTTACAGCTTTAAAAGGACCTAATGCAACTCTAGGCAAAGATGTAAAACCTTCTTTATTTACAAACTCTCAAATGGGTTTAGGTAATCAGAATAAAGATGTAATATATAGTCCAGGTTATGAAAAGACAGGAAAGGAAATTGAAAAGAATCAAGAAGACCTTAAAAATATATTCACAAACCCTGGACAAGAGTCTACATATGATGGAAAAATAGCACCATCCTTTATAAAAGAAGGTGAAAAAAAACAAACAAAGCCACCTGAACAACAGCCTCCTGGATTTTTCTTACCACCTAATGGAGATTTAACAACTAATCTTTATAATTTAGGTAGAGCTATTGGACAAAAAAAAGGAACTCCGGGTAGGGGTTTTGGAATAGTAGGTAATGCAGGAGCTGCAACTTTAGAGGCAACAAGATCACTACTTTCTGGAGTTGGTTTTTCAAAAGCACAAGCATACACAGATCAATTCAATCAAGAGCAAATGATTGCTGCTAGAAAGAAGTACGAAAGTAATCCTCAGTATAGTAATGCAAATTACATAGGTGGACCAACAGAATCTAGAGATGGTGGAAAAATAAGAGTATTTGCAGAAGGAGGAGAACAAATGGATCCTCGTCAGGCTCAAATGATGCAGATGATGCAACAACAGCAAGGTCAACAAGAAGCTGATCCAAGACAACAACAAATGGATCCTCGTCAAGCACAGATGATGCAACAACAAGGTCAGCAACCAATGGATCCTCGTCAAGCGCAACAACAAGAGACTCAAATGACAGAACAAGAGTCTGCTGCATACCAACAAATAGCTGAGAAATTAGTAAACTCTTTCGAAACTATTGAAGAGATAGCAAACTACCTTAAAGAAAATAGAGTAGACCAAGTAGCATATCAGGCAATATTAAATTTTGCACAAGATATGATCGAAGATAGAGATGAATCTAAACAAGAAAATGACGAAGCTACAGAAGAACCACAAAATGAAGAAGAAGGAGGAGGATCTGAAGAGATGCGTAAAGGTGGTAAAAAGTTCAATAAAAAAGTAGGAGAGTACATAGAATTCGAATACGATGGAAAAGTTCATAAAGGAACTATAAAAAGCATTAAGAACGGACAAATATTTTTGAAGTAATGGCAGACAACGGATTTGACATAAATAAAATTAAAATAAAAGAGTCTGACAAAGTTAAGGCTCTTACAGGAGAGTATACATTTGGCCTACCACCTGCTTCAAAGACAGAACCAAACGCTGAAGTAGAGGATAACGAATACATTAAATATCCTGATGAAACTGTAGTACAAGCAAAAGGTGTAAGACACGAAAGAGGTGGAATTAAAGTAAACCTTCCGGATGAAACTGAAATACTCTCTGACACTCTTAAATTGACAGCAAAACAAGCCAGAGATATTAGAGATAAATACAATGTTGAAGTATCTATCCGAGATACATATTCTTCTGCGTTAGAAAAATACACAAAACGATTAGGATTAAAAAGGCTCAATGATGATCAGGAAGAAGTTTTCAAAATAATCAAAAAGCAACAAGAAAATAAAACAATAAAAAATCCTACACTTGCTCTTAACAATGAGTATTTATCAACAAAAGTGTATGACATTGAGCAAAAGAAAAAACCGCTAGAAGAGAAAAGGAAAAAACTATTTGACTTACTATTTGAGCAACAAGAATCTACTAAAAAACCTGACAGCAAGGATACCACTCAAATGAGACTAGGTGGAGAGTTCGAAAAGTTTGCAAGTAAACATGGATTCTCTGTAGAAGAAGCATCTAGAATATTAGCACGAGAAGGTAAAACGATTCCTATCTATGAAAATGGAGCTAAGAAAAGAAGAAAAATTGTTAAACAAACTATTACAGATGATGAGTTTAATAAAGTTGATGCTAATGGTACATCTTTATCCGATAAATGGAACGGAGATAAGATAGCATACGAAGAGTTCTTAACAGCTAAAAAAGGTATCCTAGACAATAAAGACTTAAGATCAAGCATGTATAAAAACTATCAATCAGTAATTGAATCTGATGAGGCTTATACAGGAAAGAATAAAAAACTTAAAGAGGGTTATTCTAAACCACTTAAATCTTTAACCGAAGATCAAGTATTAGAGCAACTACTTGCACAAGAAGAAAGAAATGCTAGGTTATCTGCACATAAATTAGACGCTAAGACAACAGAGCAAAATGTTGCAAAAGGACAGACTACTAACCAAACGACTTTAGACAAGATTAAAGCTACAAAAGGACTAGCAGACTTAGACTTTAGCAAAGGTTATCAAGGGCAAGCAGCATACATTGCTTACAACAAAACAATGCAACAAGACCCTAAGTTTAAAGATTGGGCTAGTATTAATCAGACAGGGAAAGATGACGAAACTATCTTTGGGTTAAAAGGCACTATTTCAGGTATTGACAACTATAATACTAATACAACATTAGGGGAAAGATTAGGGTATTTAGGTGAAGCTATTCCAGATTGTCCTTGTGGAGAAGATGCGAATGGAGAATGTTTACCTTGTAAAAAAGATGAACCTAAAAAAGAAGAAAACCCTCCAAAAGAAGGTCCTATAGAGGATAACACTGTAATACCAAGACAAAAACAAAACCAACAGTTTTTTGTACCTGAGAGGTTTGTATTGCCTCCAAGTCCGCAATCTCCTGAAACTATGGTTCAAAATAGATTTAGTAGGCTAGATCCAATTAGAGTTGGTATTGAGGATGATTTGGCAAGTTCAGCTGCGAATAGGCAGTTTGGAGCATCACAGCTTAAAGACTTACCAGCTGCACAAAGAGTAGCCGGATTACAACAAATGTTAGCTACTACAGGAGGTATAGAAAATAAAGCAATTCTAGATAAAAATAGGATAAACGCAGAGAATCAAGCAACAACTGACCAATATAACGCAGGACAAAGAGATAGAGAGAACATAGCTTTAGGTAGTAACTTACTTAACTTTGAAGGAAGATCCTTGACAGGAAAAGATAAAACAGAGAATAATTTACGAAATTACATAAACTTTAGAGAGAACGAATCGATGAATAATTTCGGTGTTCAACAAAGGTTCAATACACTGAATAAGTTATTCCCTGACTACAGTATTGATGCTTTTGGAATGGGTACAGACTTTGATCCATCAACAAACAATCAAGTACAAAATAACGATAACGTACAAGGCATAGTAAACGCAAGTAATCAAACTAGTTCGAATTATTACCCTAATGATAACACAGAAGAAGAAGAGGAAAAAAGATTAGGTGGAAGATTTTGGAGATACGAAGAAGATGAAGACGATGATGATGATGATTATTAATAAGTTTAAGTATAAAAAAGTAAGATAACTAATATAAAATAAGATGAAAATGATGATGAAGAAAACGACTAAAAAGTCGAAGAAAGTAACTCCATCTAATAAATTAAAAAAATACGAAGAAGGAGGAAAAGAAGTAACTGGATTAAAGAAAAACTCAGAATACGATTCAAAAATGCCTTCAGGCGTAACTATGCCAAAAAGAGATATGCCATATGGTACAGGTATGAAAATGCTGATGAAGACAGAACCGACCACAAACAATCTTAAGAAAATTGAGATGCCTGAAGGTTCATTGCCTGTAACTCCTTCCACACCAGTTACACCAACTAAAGGTACAAAGGTAAGTACCCCAAAAACTAAATTGTTGCCTGGTGGATTTACAAGTGAAGCACAAAAGAAAGTGTATACTCAATCTTTAAGAGATAAGGTTAAATCAGGTATGTCTGTTGACGAACTAGTTAAAAAAGGATACGGAACAAAAAAAGGACTTACAGAATTAGGTTTAGGAAAGTATTCTGAAGGAGTGGCTTTAAAGAAAAAAGGACAAGAACAAAAAGCACAAGGTATTGCACTTAAAAATAAAGCTAGTAGTACAGACTATAAGAAGCAGTGGAATGATAACCTTTTAAGTAAATCAGTAACTAATAAAAAACTAACAGATAAAGAACAATCATACATAGTTCGCAAATATGGGCATGAAAATCTTGGAGGTTTTGCAGGGGCATCAGCGAATGATAATTTAACTCCTAAGCAAAAAAAGGCCTACGACAATGTTAGAAAAGCACAGCTTGAAAAAGCAAAACCAAAAATGCGAGAAGAGCTTGAAGGAGCTGTTCAAATGATGACACCTAGAGGTATAGCTAAACAAGTAATTAAAAAAGCTGGGCAGTTTGCATTTACAGAAGGTGCAAAAAAATTCATTGGACAGGGTACAAAACAAACAGCATCAAAAGGTTCTCAAAAATTATTAGGAGAAGGTGTAAAAAGTGTAGCTAAAACTGGATCAAAAGCACTTAAACCTGATAAGATAATTAAACCAGTTACTAAATCATTGAACTCTGGTCAAAAAATGCTAGGAAGAACTATTAATGTTTCAGGACGTACAGTTTCTAGTGGAAGTCAAAAAGCATTAAACAGTGGACAAAAGTTATTAAATAACGGCCAAACAAAATTAAATGCTGGTCAAAAATTACTAGGGAAAGGGACAAAAAAAGTAGCAGCTAAAACTACAAAAGCATCATCAACTAGAGGTACAAAAGCAACTAAACAACAAATTTCTGAGTTTACTAAAAAAACAGGAAGAACTAAAAAAGAAGTTGAGGCTTTTCACGCAAGAAATAAAAAAGCTATAGACAATGACTGGGCAATTATTGATAGTTATAGAAGAGGTGGAAAAACAAAAATAGTTAAAAAATCAACAATTACACCAACTAAAAGAAAACCAACAGTTAAAGTTATAAAAATGACAAAAGGTGGTATTAAAAAGTAATAGTAAAGTATTTAAATTAAAGTAAGATGATTAAGTATAAAACAGTAAAAAGTAAATCTTCTACTTCTCGTAAGAAATTAAAAAAATACGAAGAAGGAGGAAAAGAAGTAACTGGATTAAAGAAAAATTCAGAATACGATGCAAAAATGCCTGCAGGCGTAACTATGCCAAAAGGAGATATGCCATATGGTACAGGTATGAAAATGCTGATGAAGACAGAAGCAGTTCCTGCAGACAAACTTTTGAAAAAAATTGAGATGCCTGAAGGTTCATTGCCTATAACTCCTACCGCACCAACTGCTGCTCCAAAAGCTAAACTACTTCCAGGTGGATTTACAAGTGAAGCACAGAAAGCAGCTTACATTAAAAATGTAAAAGCTAGAATGGCTAAGGGTGCTACAATAGACCAATTGGTTAAAGACAAAGTTGGAACTAAAGCAGGATTAGAAGGACTAGGCTTTAAAGATGCAGCTAAGACTAATATTACTGTTAAAACTAAAAAATCAACTACTTTACCTAAAAATAATGTTTTAAGCTCTGTAGGAAGAAAAGGATTAGCTAATACAGCAAGTACACCTCTACCTAAAAACTCAAAAGTTCCATTAAAGAATGCAACTCCAAAAAAAGGAAGTAATGCAGAAGAAGCTCTTAGATTAAAAGCAGAAGGAATGAAACTTAAGGGCCAAGGAATGAAACTTAAGGGCCAAGGCATGAAACTTAAAGGTCAAGCATTGGCAACTAAGGGTAAAAAATCATACTACAAGGAACAGTACCACCAAAACCTTATAGATAAAGCAATCAAAGGTCAAAGTATAACAGATGCTGAAAATAAAGCTTTATACGAGAAATTAAACAACAAATTAGATAGCGGTAAAAAGTTAACAGATCGCGAGGCAATGGCAAGAAAAGCTACCCTTGGTACAGCAGTTAAAAAAGGAAGAGAAGATTTTACTGGTGTTGCACTAACAGTTGGAACAATATTAGCAACTCGTGGAAGAAGTGCAGGACCTCAAGCTTTAAAAAGCCAAGCTCCAAAACTTTTATCAAAAGGAAAAAATTTAATATCTTCAGGAGCAAAACAATTAACTACAAAAGGGTCTCAAAAAGCTCTAGGAGAAGGTGTAAAAAGTGTAGCTAAAACTGGATCAAAAGCACTTAAACCTGATAAAATATTTAAACCAGCTACTAAAGCACTGAACCCTGGTCAAAAAATGCTAGGAAGAACTATTAATGTTTCCGGAAGAACTGTATCAAGCGGTAGCCAAAAAGCATTAAACAGTGGACAAAAGTTATTAAATAACGGCCAAACAAAATTAAATGCTGGTCAAAAACTTTTACAACAAGGTTCTAAAGTATCTAAATCTACAGCAGCTAAAGTTAATCAAGTAGCTAAAAACAAATCATTAGCTAGAAATACAAGAAATGCTAAATTAGAAGCAGGTATAAAAACTGATAACAAAGTAGCAAGGTCAATGAGATTAAAAGATGAAAAAGCTAACTTAGTTAAGAAAGGAATTCAAAGAGTAAAAACTTCTGTAAAAAATGCAAAAGTTAGAAATGCTAAACCGAAACCAGGTGATCAATTAAAACTTGATTTAAAAAGAGGAGGTGGTAAATTTAGTTATGGCAGAAACAGCAAAAAAAAGTAATCCAAAACTTTGGAGCCAAGTAGTCTCTTCCGTTAAATCTGGAAGCAAGGGTGGTAATGCAGGCCAATGGTCCGCAAGAAAAGCACAAATTGCTGTAAAGAAATACAAAGAAAACGGAGGAGGTTATGAAGGCAAAAAGAGTAGTAGTAATAGTCTTAAAAAATGGACAGATGAAAAATGGCGAACTAAAAGTGGAAAGCCAAGCCTAAAAACAGGTGAAAGATATTTGCCGGAAAAAGCTATAAAATCTTTGTCTAAAAAGGATTACGAAAAAACAACTAAAGTTAAAAGAGAGGGCATGAAAGCAGGAAAGCAATTTGTACCTCAACCTAAACAAATTAAAAGTAAAACAAAAAAATTTAGATAATCATGGCTGTTAAAAAACATTTAGGGTTTAAAGAAACTCAAGCAAAAATTGCTAAGAAGCAAGGTATCTCTAAAGCAGCTGCTGGAGCTATCTTAGCAAGCTCTGCTCGTAAGGCAAGCCCTTCAGCAGTAAAGAAAAACCCTGCGTTAAAAAACGTTCCTGGGGTTAAAAAGTACGTAAATGGTGGTTGGGTGCAAGAAGTAATTAAAACAGCACAGGATAGAAAGAAAAAAGAAGGAAATAAAACAATTTCATCTAGTCGTAAAGATACCGATGTTAAGATAGGTAAAGATAAATATGGTACTAGCAAAGCATTTAGAGCTACAAAGTCAGGTAAACTTGTAAGCGAAACAACACAAGATTTTCCAACTAGAGGTGGTGCTACACTTTTTGACAAAACAACAACAGTAATGGATACTACAGGTTATTCAAAGGGTAAAAAATCATTCCCTGCAAAAAGAACTAACTACAATCCATTTGATACTGACCTATTAACAGGTGAACAACTTGGGGTAAAAACTCAAACATTTGATGTTCCAAGAAACAAAGTTAAAAAGACCATAAAAGAAATGAAGTCAAATACAGGTATGCTTCAAAAAGAGAAAGCTGCAAAATTAAAACAGAAACCAAAAACACCTGTTTCTACTAAAACAACAGTAGACAGAAATGGAAAAAAAACTACAAAAACATTTAAGCCTGTAAGAGTAAATAAGTCTGAGGCTTTTGGAGATGGTGGTAAAAAAACTGTTAAAGGTTTATATAAGGGCGTTGAATATAATAGCAAGGGTGATGTTATATCAAAATATGATGTAGCTTCTAAAAAAGGAGATAGAAATGTTTATCAAGCATATCCTGATGGACAATTAGTGAAGAGTACTTATAATCCTACAAAACAAAATGCTAGAAGAGCAATGTTAGATACTACAGGATACTCTAAAGGTAAGCAATCATTTCCTAAAACTATAGAACTACAAAATACAAAAAATAATAGAAGAAACGGTAAAGTAACTACTATTAAAACAAAGGTTCCAAGAAAACTTGTAAAAACTCAGATAAAGTCTATGCAGACTATGAGAAAAGGTGGTAAAAAGTAATAATAATTAAATAGATAAACAAAATGGCAACAGCAAAGAAAAAAGCAGCTCCAAAAAAGAAAGCTGCTCCAGTAAAAGGAGCTTGGACTCCACCTTGGGCAAAGAAAGAAGTAAAAGAAAAAAAGACAGGAGAAATCCCTAAAGCACGTAAAGGAGGTAAAACATCTTGCTCTTCTTGTAATTGTAAAGGCAAAGGTTGTATGATGTGTGGAGGTAAGAAATATGGGGATGGTGGACTCCAAACTCAGATGGGTAAAATACTTAAATCTCAAGGACAACAAGCAAGAAAAGCAGGTTTGACTAAAAAGTTAGATGGAATGGGTCTTTTTGAAATGAGTGAAATGAAAGTTAAACCAGTACGAAAAGGTGCAACAGGAGCTCAACTTAAAGCAGAAGGTCTGCTATTAAAAAAGAAAGGTATGGCATTAAAAAAGAAAGGCCAAAGTATGAGATAAGGTGGTAAAACGTGTTAATATGCCAATAAAAAAAGTAAACCCAGTAAAGAATAAACTTACTAAGTTAGGGTTGTCCGGAGTAAATAAACCTAAAAAAACTCCGGAACACCCAACTAAGAAAGGTATTGTTCTAGCCAAAGAAGGTGACAAAACAAAAGTCATTAGATTTGGAGACCAAAAGATGGGACATAACTACTCTTCTGAAGCTAGAAAATCTTTTAAAGCAAGACATGCAAAGAACATAGCAAAAGGAAAAATGTCAGCAGCTTATTGGGCGGATAAATTCTTTTGGGGCGGACCAAAAGCAGACAAAAAATCCCCACCAAAAACGCAGAAAATTAAAAAAGGATTAAAATAATAATGAGCCCAAGCAACGACTTGGGTTTTTTATTTAATAAAGTTTTGCAAAAAATAATTAATTTGATTATTTTTGAGCATATTATTACATTTGTAATTCAATTAAAAATACTATAAAATGGCTAGTAGCTATAGTTTAATAAACGATTATTCAAATTTAACTCTATACACTCCTGATTATAACTTACTTCAGACTGCATTGCAGTACAAACAAGGTAAGTTAGATCAAAATAGAGCTAAGTTACAACAGGTTAGAGATCAATTTGGAGCTTTAGACGTTGTAAAAGATGGAGACCAACAATATTTGGATAACAGATTACAGAAGATTACCGAAATAACAAATAAATACGCAGGGTTAGACCTATCTAGCGATGCTCTTACTAACAGCTTAGTGGGTAACATGAATCAAGTAATTGATGCAAATGTTAAGACTGCTGTTGTCTCTACCAAGAGATTACGTAACGAGCAAAAAGAATGGGAGGATAAGCGTAAAAATAAACCAGATCAGTACAGTGATTTGAACTATGCATTTGCTATGCAAAAAGCAAATAAATGGGTTAATGATGGAGCTACAGGATCTTCTTACTCAGGAGGTGGTGGATTTGTTGAGTACAGAGATGTAAACAAGAAAATACAAGATGCTCTTCCAAAGGCAATCGAATTAATTAAATCTAAAAGAGCTCAAGAAGTAAGTTCAGGTCAAGCGATCGGTGGTATCGCTACTATTGAAACAGTTGATAGAGGGATGCTTTCTGAAGCAATTGACTCAATGTTAGATGAGAAAGATAAGCTACAACTTCGAATAAATGCTTGGGGACAATATGACACAATTCCTGATGAGCAATTACGAGACATGTTTGATGAAAAACAAGCTCCAAAAATAAAAGAAGCAAACTCAAATATTTCCACAATAGAGTCATTATTAAAAACTACAAAAAGCCAATCAGAAAAAGAGTCACTTACTAAAACTTTAAATGCCTGGAAAGGCAGAAAAGAAGAGCTTGATGATTTGACATTTGAAAACTATGTTGGAGAAGGTGGAGCAGGTAAGGATAACCTTTATACAAGTTTATACATAGATGATTTTAAAGGAGGATTCCTTAATGCATATAGTTATGGAGATCGTATTACTGAATTAAAAGTAAATGAAATCCAAAAAGCAAACAAAGAGTATCAACTTAAGATTGCTGAATATGGCATAAAAAAAGCTGAGTTTTCTGAAAAGCTTAGAAAAAATAGAGTTGATGAAGCATACAAAGAAGCAGAATTAAAACTTAAATATGGCCAAGGAGATGGAACCGGTGCAAACGGATGGCAACCTGCAGGAGATTCTGATAACCCTATCGATACAGAGGCATCAACAAAAGGAGGATTTGATTCTCACCAAGCTTATTTAAGAGGGCTTGATGGAACTGTAAGAAAATCATTAAAAAGTAAATTAGGCTTAGATGATGCAGGAGTTAGTAAATTGATGCGTAATAAAGATTTTGTTACTCAATTGAAGTCTGGAAGTTTAGCCGGAAAGAATGAAATTAACATTGGAGGTAAAACTGTTAAGTTAGATGCAAATCTTAAAAAACAATTACTTGACTACAAAGATGAGTTCTTGGAAACTCCTGAAGTAAAGAAAGAAGCATTTAATGACGTAGAAAGTATGATGACTACTGTAAGAAAAAATTACAGAGAAGGAATTTCATCAGGTAACGCAAGTTTTGATAATTTACCAAACTATAATATTAAGTACAAAAAAGTAAACGGAGCATACACTATAGTTAAACGTACAGGCAATGAGGTATCTAGTGCAAATAGATACGCATACCTACTTAAGATGGAAAAATCTGGTAAATTAACCGAAACAGATAAACGAGATTTAAAACTATACTCTACATTACACTTAATGAATGACCCTACTGTAAGTCAATCCCAATCGTCTTTACTTAAAGAGTACATACAATATACGTTGTTGGGGGATGTTGACCAAGCAGGATATAAAAATGTTTCGCTAAAAGTATCAAATGGATTTGGTGCTATAATACCAAACTCTGCTACAAAAAGCGGAGTAAAAGACATTTGGATATCAAATATAGCAAAAGGAGATATACAAGGTAATGCTGTTACTAATATGTTTAACTCGGTAGCTAAAACAATTATTCCAGATTTATATACAGATGAAGAACTAAAACAAACACAAAAAGGCAGTGGATTTAGAACTTACGCAACAGATAGAGTTGGTTTAGATCGAGTTATACAAGATAATTTTTCAAATATTGATAAAAAACTAGATAAAGCATACTCTCCAAAAAGAAACCTAATTAAGATGGGTAAAGTAACCCTAAATAAAGATGCTAATGAAACTTATTACAAAAAATTAGCAGGAGCACTTACATGGGATATATCAGGAAAAGGAAGTGGAAATAATATCTTTATTGAACCAGATAAAACTGAGGATGGAAAAGTAACAGGTAACTTTGTTATATCAAGACCTTATACACCAACATCAAGTAAAGATACAAGAACATCTGATAGAAAAGTAGTAACACCACAAGAGTTGAGTACTTATGGTATTCCACAATTAGTAGGCCTAAATAAAGAAAAATATAATGCAAATGATGGTAAGTACGCAAGAAAATTAAGTCTTGGAAATGGTACTTACACAGAAGATGGATGGGACGCAGGATTACCAGAGGATTACAGATCACCATTATTGCAAAACGCATCTCAAAATCCTCAAATACTTTCTGAAACAAAAAGAATATTAGCAGATTATAAACGAGGTGATCTAGAAGTAAAATTAGAACCAGTAAATTATGGTGGTAAAAACATATACGCATATAGATTGTACAGAGATGGTAAAACAGCTTTAAAAGGAATACCTTTCCCTGTGAACGATGCTTATATGACAGATGATGGGGTAAGTAAGCTTTTAGATAATCCAAAACCTTTTGCAGATGAAGCATTTGCAAATATTCTAGAACAATATCAAACTTACTTATACAACGATTAAACCAAAAAATTATGGCTAAAAATACACCAAAATATAGTTTTGAAACTATTGATCAAGTACTGTCTGATATAAAACAAAAGAAAGGATTAGAAACCCCTACTACAACTTCAAGTTTAGGTTCTTCAAGAAGTGTTTTGCCACAAAAAAATGTAAGCTCTGCTTTACTTTATGGAGGTGGAGATCCTAAGAAAGCTATCAGGATAGCTGAATATAGTGTTCCGTTAGAAAGTGTATATGATCGATTAAATGATGGTTCATACGCAGCTAGGTACGAAAACTACTTAGGTGCAGAAGGTAATGAAAATAGACTTGCTTTACAACAGTCAGGTGGAGAGCAATTACTAAAAGGTTTAACAAAAAATTCAGCTAAGGCATTTAATTATGCCTTCGATAGTGTAGTAGGCACTGCTTACGGATTAACTAAGGCATTGACATCAGGATCTCTTCGTGACTTATACGATAATGAGCTTACAAATAAACTTGATGATATGAATAAACAATTAGATTATGCTTTACCGAATTACTATTCGGACGAGCAAAAATCTATGAGTTTTTTAAGAAGCATGGGTACAGCTAATTTTTGGGCTAATGATGTTGCAGGTGGTGCTGCATTCGTTGCTGGTGCTTTACTACCACAAATTGCAATTGGTATAGCAACTGGAGGTGCTTCACTTCCAAGTTTAGCTGCAACCGCTGGAAAATTTGGAGCAAAGTTAGCATTTAAAGCAGGTAAAGAAGTAGCCGAAGAAACAGCAAAAGCAGCATTAAAAAAGGGGATAAAAAGTAGCCTTGATGATGGACTGAAAGCAATTGGAGGTATATCAGAAAAAATAGGCCAGGCAACAGGGTATACAAAAGGTAAGAATGTAATTAAATCATATCAACAAGCAATCCTTGGAGATAAGCTAGGTACATTTACAAACACAACAGGATTCCTAGCAAGATCAGCAGGTTTTGAAGCCGGCATGGAGTCAAGACAGGCTCTAAAAGAATCTACTGACAACTACTATCAACAATTCCAAGCACAAAACGGCAGAATGCCAAACGCTGAGGAATATGGTGAATTTATGAATGATGCAGTAAAAGCATCAAATAAAGTTTTTGGCGCAAACATGGCGATTCTAAGTTTATCGAATGCTGTTATGTTTGGAAAGAAAATTTTACCTGAGTCTACATCTAACTGGGTAAACAAAACTATTGGGGGTAAAGTAAATAACCTTATAGGTTTAGGTACAAAATCAGCTGTTGTAGATGGTAAACTTACCTACACAATGTTAGGCGCAAACAGAGGTCAAAAAATTGCAGGTAAAGCATATAAGACGTTTTCAAAACCGTTAGTAGAGGGTTTATACGAAGAAGGTTTCCAAGGTGTTGCAAGTAAGACAATGAAAAATTACTTAGACTCTAAGTATGACAAAAATAATTTAGAAGGTTATTCTTTTTGGGGTTCTTTAAATGATAGTTTTGCAGAGCAGTACGGAACAAATGAAGGATGGAAAGAGATGACAATAGGTATGCTTATTGGCTTTGCAGGTGGAGCAATCCAACCAGGTGCTGTTAAGAATGGGTACGCTTTTTCAGGATTTGGAAAGAATAGTTATACTTCAAGACGTTCTGAAATAGAGTCTAATCTTAAAAGAGCTAATGATGGTATTGAATTATTATCAAACCTAAATAGAACTTCCGCAGCTGTAGCTAAGGATTCCGCAATGAATAGTGGAGAAAGTTCAGACTTTGTAGGTGCAGAAGATACTTTATCTCACTACAATTTTATTCGATCTCAGGAGAGTATAAATAGCCCTACTCAAATGACTAAAGATTTCAACGTAGTTATTGACAACCTACAATTTGAAGATGAATCACTTGAAGCTTTAAGTAGTGCAGGATTGGATCCAGATACATATAAAACAAAACTAAAGGATGATTTTTCAAAATACCTTAGTATCTATAAATTTTCTAAGAAAGCAGTTGAAGCACTAGGCTTAAACCAAAAGTTAAAAGATACTCCTGGAAATATTGCAGAAATATCAGATGCTCTTATGTTCGGAATAATGGCCGGAAAGGATTCATTTGAAAATTCTAAAAATATCGCAAGTCAAATTGATGCAATTATTGGTTCAGAAGGTGTATTCAATCATTTAAACTTTTATAATAATTTAGATCAAAAACAAAAAGACCAATTCTTAGAGTTAAAAGACACTAAGGAAAATTTATCACAACTTCAAGATGCAGCAGCAAAAGTTGCACAAAAAATTGGAAAGATAAATTCAACAGGACAATTAACTCCAGAGTTAGTAGAGGATAGAAGAAAAAGATTATCAGAACAAGCAGTTGCAATACAGGATAAAATCATAGAGACTGAAGGCAGAATTAAATATTTAGATGATGTTTTAAAGACTGACTTTAGAAACTCAAAATATAATCTTTCTGTAGATGTAATGGATAGCATAGCATCTGTTGAAGACGTAACCGGAGCAATCGAAAACATAAATAAAATTGATGACTTGATATCCTCTTTCAGAAAATCAGGTAAAAACAAAGAGTCAGACACATTACAATACTTAGTTAGTCAATTTAAACTTTCTTCTGATGCTCACCGAGAAATGATTAATACTCATCGAAAAATGATGGATACTAATTTCTTCTCAAGCAAAGAAGGTAAAGGATTCCTTAGTTCAATACTTGGGGATAAGTTTACAATGACTGATGATTTTAAACAATTGATTGAAGATAACAATGACATAATCGACAGATCATTAAATGCCAATGGAATAAGAAACTACAAGAATGTTCAAAAGATACTTGAAACAAGTATAGTGAATAATCCTGATTTATCTGACAGAGAAAAATTCAGACTAGAGTCTCTAATCCGTATAAACCTTTCTCAAAAAGCTTATCAAAATGCTGTAGAAGATTTACAAAAAACTTCTAAGAAAATGCAAACAGACCTATCGGACTCTGATAAAGTTTTAGCAACAACAGCATCAGATTTACGAAGAGTAAATTTAACTAAGAGTGATTTAAATAATATCAAACTTATAGACGATGCTATCAATGAAATAACTAAAGAGTTAGATTATATTGTAAACTATAGTTCAAAAAATGTAGATAGAATAAAAAATCTAGAAGCAGAGATAGCTAAATTGAAAGAAGAGAGAGAAGCAATCAAAGAGAATAATAAGAAAAAACAAGAAAATAAAACACCTGAACAATTACAACAGACTACTACTGCTGAGAATATATATGATGAATTAGTAGATAATAGAATTGACATACCTTGGGATTCAGTTGTTTATGATCCAAATGCACCTGGAAGTAAAAGAAAAACAAACGGTACTTCTAATATTATTGACTATGCAGGAAGAAAGATTGTTATTATAGATGTAAATGGTAGAAACATTCCTTTTTACTTAAGCACAGGTTCAGGAGGTAAAGTTGATGTAACTTCAGGAAAATGGTATCCTATCTTTGGGATAAGTAAAGAAGGTTGGTTAAATAAGCTTTCTGGAAAAGAAATTAACAACTACTATGGAAGTGACGTTTTAAAGGGTATAGCAGAATCACTAGATAAAAAAATAGGTGATATTCGAAGCGATGAGTCAATTCCTAAAGTAGGTACTACAGGTAGTCATATTGATGCTATAAATAAAAACTTATCTCCTACAGAGAATAAATTACCAACTACTCGAACAACAGTAGAACAAAATATTAAAGATACAGTTGACTTTTTAAACGGAGCAAATATATCTTCAAAAAATACTGCACCAGAAGAGACTGTTCAACAAAATGACGTGTTCACGGACACTGAACAGATGAATTTAGTGAACAGTAAAATAGCTGAGTTAGAAAAACAACTTGACGAACTAAAACGTCCCTTCAAAATAATTGAGTCTCCTGAATATATAAGATACTATGAACTAGCAAGTAAGGCTGAAAAAGAGAGCTTAACTGAAAATGAAAAAGACGAGTTAGAAGAACTTAGATCAGATATCGATCAATGGACTTTAATTACCGGAGTAGTAGTAGACGGATTCAGACTAAGTGATTTACTTTTACAAAAATCTGTATTGGAGAACTCCATAATAGAAAAGGTACAGGATATCGAAATCCCAACTTCAGAGGATACTTTAGATGATGCAGAATTTTCAGATGTAACTACTAGAGCAAACTACCGATACGGATTAGTTTACGATAAAGTATTTGCATCTAAAGATGGAGACTTCATAACACTACATAATATGAATGCAAGCTCTTTGCAAGACATACTTGGAAAAGACTTTATTCGTACAAACGGAATAACAATAGAAAAAGATCCTACCGGAAAAGACAACCTAGTGTTAAGTCAAGATAATGTTGATAAAATAAATCAAAACTCTAACTTACGAATCAGAAATACTGAAAGAAACATGCTGACAAACTATAGCGTTGTTCTTGAACGAATAGTAGGTCTAGACGGTAAAGCAACTTACAAGGCTTTGTCAAGCACTTTCTCGGATGAATTTAACAATGGAGAAGGTCACGACATTAAATCAGTATTTGAAGCAAACAGAGGAGATGAAGTAGAAATAACTACTGACCTTGATAACGCTTATAACATTGGCTTAATAAACGAGTATAAAAAAGAACTAAGTAGTTACAATTCAAAACCTCAACAATCGGAGCAAGACAGAATTGAACTAGAGAAAGCATATAACAAACTTGTTTCAAAACTAAACATTCAAGCTAAGATAAACGGAAAAGTTGTATCTACAATGAAGGGGTTAAACAAAACTGTTCAGGATAAAAAATCTGATAATGTTTATGTTCAATTTAGAAATAATATATTTAACAACGCTGATCAATTAGAAGCTATCTTATACGGAACAGGGGAGTACACTATTAAAATTACAAATAGCAATGACGAGTTCATTAAGCCAAAGATAACTGTATCTGAATCTTTAGTAGGACATCCTAACTATAACTATGTTGAGACAGCAGACGGAATACTAGCAACCGAATTTAAAGGTCTGTCAGATGTTGAAGCTAAAGCGGTTGTTGATGTCGGATACGTAGTTGGAACTAAAACGTTTACAAGGGATAATCAAACCGTAAACACAATTATGCTTAAAAAACTAATGAATAAGAAATCAACAAATAAGATTCCATTCATTGTTCTTAACGTAGGCGGTAAGCGAATTGCGTATCCGGTAAAAGTAAATAGTTTTGGACAAGCCGAAGTAGCAGATTTCGAATCTATTTATTCAAATAAGACAACAGATCCAGTAACGAAAGCAAATGCTTTAAATAGAATTCTTGCTAAAAATGGAATTGACATAAAACAACCTGGTAATTCTTTTATTGGTTTCTTCGATGACAATCTGAATAATAACTTTTTTCAAGAGAAACTTGCTCAGCTGAAAAATGTTAATTACTTTTACAAGGTAGATGATTGGTTAGATTTAAACGTAGGTTTACAAGATATTGTGAAAACACAATTAGCTGTAGACATAGATGTTTTGAATCCCTTTCATTCACCTAAACTTAGTTTTTCTTATGACGAGCTTAATCTAAAAGATTTTGTTCCACCAAAGAAAGGTAAAGGAAAAGGTAAGGCAGCAAGTAAATCTAGAAATATAAAAGTTGACTTAGCTGATTTGTTTAACAAGAAAAATTGCCAATAACAATGAGTATAAACTGTAGAGTTTCTTTTAAAAATAATGCACTAGAGGTTGTCGATAAAAATGGACAACCTTCTGCACTTTATTATGATGCATTAGCATTAACAGGTAATGAGGATAAAGCAATTGACCTTTGGTACAAAGCGTTCTCCCAAGAGTTTACCGAACAAGTAAGACTTAATAAAGATGACGTAACATTAGATGAGGTATTGAAATTTGTATCTGCCAACTCTTCTTTTGGAAAATCTCTTGAACCAGCAGAGATTCGTTCCATAAAAGATATCATGGATAAAAATTCATTTGAAACTTTATCTGATCTTTATAGAACACTTGTCGACATATTTAAGCCACAAGGCATAATTGAGTTAGATACGGTAAAAGCATACCAATCTGGGTTATTTGATCTACAAGGTTTATCTGAAATCAACCTAAATGAGATCGATGATATCCTGGATAAAGTAGAAGGAACACTAAGAGTTACAGATATTTACGTAGCACCATCTTCGGATAGTTCAGCTTCATTTATAGATACATCGAGAAAAACTATTTTAGGAACTCCTGAGTTTATTTCTCAAGAAGATATTGAACAAGAAATAGTTAACAATGTTGAAAGCACAAAAGATGAAAAAGAAATATCATCTTACATCAACAGTTTACCGTACAGTTCGTTTGCTGACAGATTTAATAAAGAAGGATCTTTTAGAACTACTATACTAAATAACATAAGTAAATACACAAAAGTAAATACTCTATTTATTGTAGATGGAAGACCTACCACAAAAAATTTAAATTATTATAAATCACTTGTAAATACAATTGGAAGTAATAATAATACTGAAGGATTAATAGCTGACTTTGAATTTCTTTCCGGAATAGATGAGGATGTATGGTCGCAAAACCAGGATGAAATAAAAGAGGTTTTACGAGAAATTGAGCAAGATCAATTTACAGAAAATGGGATAGATATTTTTGGCCTAAGTAAATTTTCTTCAAATAAGTTTTTAGTTATTGATACGCTAAACTCTTTAGGCGAAATGCTTAACAATACTACTAATGAAACTATTCTTAATTTTTCAGAAAAGTTTATAAAAGTAGTTCCACAACCAGTTTCTACTACGTCTGAATTGTTACCTGAATCTTTGGAGCCATATGCTGAAAACATATTTAGAGTAGATTCTGCACTGAACGACTCTGAGTTATTTAGACAATTTGGGTTGTTAAAAGTATCTGATAACATTTACCATAAAGTTGACTTAGGATCTAGATCAAACTTATATGAGGAATTATACCAACAAGCAAAAGAAACAGGATATCCAATATCTATAAATGCTGAAGATAAAGAAGCGTCTTTAAGAGACTTAGAACAACATGTATTACTTCAAGATTCTAACGTAGAGAAAGACATTAGAGAAGAGTACAATCTTAATAAAATAATTTTCAATCACCCAAAAATACAAGATACAAATGACTATTTACAATTGTCTGATATCACTACCGATACTGAATATTTGGTTAGAGATTTCGCTAGGGATTTTAATGATTACATTGTAACCGAAAAACAGGTTGACTCTCAGTTGTATCGAGATACCCTCTCTAAATTTAGAGTGAGCGATTCCGGAGTATCTCTAGCGGTCCCAATTAAATCGATCGAAGGACTTGAGTTTGAAAAAGAACTTACTGATTATATCCGATTAAAGAAGGATCAATCTATGAAATACTTATTGCCTTCAAGACCAACAAATCTAAAAAGCAGAGTTGACTTGCAAGCAATAAATAATCCTGCATCTGTTCTTAACTATTCAAGACAGTATGCCTTTGACAATGGGTTATTGGTTACAGAAAAAGTATCTGACAATTACGTAAACTTCTTTGGGAATACCTACGCTAAAGTAGCAGAAGACTCGACTAACTCTGTATTTAAAGTTGTGCCTAAAAACTTGGATGCTAACTACTATGTTACAAATACTGACTTCATAACTAGTGAGGATAAAGAAAATGCAACACAAGTCTTAAATGACGCTAAATTTTCTTTTACAAACCCAACCTTAAGTGAGCAAGAGTTTGAGAAATCAATCGAAGATGCAGGTATTAAAAACAAAGTTAAGTTTTCAATTTTTGGGCCAAAAGGTGCTGCAAGATTAGATGCTAAAGAAGAATCAAGCAGAAGACTAGATAACTTAAAAACTGCCATAGAAATGCTTGGCGGTAAAACATTTGACCAACTATACCCTAAACAAAAGAAAGCTATTAAACTAGCTACAGAATGGGAGTTAGGTGTAGATAACAAATGGAAGTATGAATCTATTACTGACTCAAAAGCAACTTTAAACTTAGGTATAAATTCCATAGAAGATTTAGATAAAAAGAAAAAGCTTTCAGAAGTATTAGATTACCCTGAATTGTTTGATGCATATCCACAAATAAAAAATCTTAAAATATCTGTATCCGAAAAAGGTGGATCAACAGGAGAAGCAACATTTTCACCAAGTAAAAATGAAATAATTATTGGAGTTTCAAAATATAAACTAGAGAACCACTTCAAAGAAAAAGAGAACTTAGATGAAATATCATACCTAAGAGAAGAGGTATTTGAGGCACTTAAGTTTATGGCAGAAAAAGCACTTCGAATAGGGCTTTTAGAAAAAAGTGGAATGTCTTTTAGCGATGCACTAGATAAAGTAGCAGTTCAATTTACATATGAGGAACAAGATATACATTTAGGTGTATTAAGTGAAGCAGGATTAAGAGATAATGATAAATTTTATGAGCTTTTAAATACCCTTGTGGATGGGTTAAGCGGAGATATACAAGATTCTGAATTTGATGACTTTGATGCAAAAACATTGACATCTGTTTTACATGAGATCCAACACTGGATCCAACAAAAAGAAGGTTTTGCAAGAGGTGGAAATGCATATATAGCTTTAAGATTAGCAACACCTGAGCAGAAAGAAGAGTTAGATTTAGCTTTAGCTGAAGTACGTAAATTACAAGGTAGTGGTATTGATTTTTCAAATGCAAACCCACAAGAAATGGAAATACTACTTAAACCTTTTGATTTAGAAGATACTTTATACAGGTCAGTAGCAGGTGAGGTAGAAGCTAGAAATGTTGAGGAAAGACTCGGTTTATTTGATGAAGCAAGAAAAGGGACACTACTAGAAGATACAGCTGACATGTTTCCTTTTAGACAAAAGGTTTACTACTCTTCATTAGATTTAATTAATACTCAATACGGTGAACCTATTATTGATACAGCAATTGAAAAACTAAAGCAAACAGGTTTAGCGAGCAGAGTTAATCTAATGTCTCCTGATGAGATATATGAAAGATTAACATCTCTTGGTGTTAACTTAAGTTCAAAAAAACAAATATCTGCTTATCATGTATCTTCAAGTAAGTTTGATAAGTTTGATCCAAATTATGTAGGATACTCATACGGAACAAAATTTGGATGGGGACACTATTTTACAGCTACTCAAGATGTAGCAGAATATTTCAAAGACAATAGAAAAGTTACACTTAAAGTAGGTGGAAGAGAAATTACAGGGATGCCTGCTTCTATGTATGCTATAGGTATTCTTGATAATAAAGACAGTAAAGACGAATTTATAAAAAACATTAAAGATTTCGCACCTGCTGCTTTAGCTAATGATTTTTTCTCAAAAGAAGACGTAGAAAATGTAGATTACTTAGTCGAGGAATTAAACAAAGGAAGTAAAGTAGAAGTAAACGGTAGAAATTTATATAAAGTATCCTTTGACGATAGTTCTTTTTTAACCTGGGATAAACCTGTAAGTAAAGAGATTATTACTAAACTACAAGGAAAGACTAAAGCTAATTTAAGTAAAGTCAAATCAGGGGAAGATTTATACACTGCTTTAGAGAATTCTGTAGGACATAAAAAAACTTCAAAAATTCTTTTAGAAAACGATATTTTAGGAATGAGGTATCCTTTAAATAAAGAACCAAATGATTTAGTTACAACTGTTGGAAGAGATTTAAATAAAGAGTATGGGTATGTAGTATACGATGAAAATGCCATAACGATTGAGGAGGTAGTTAAGTTCCAAAAACAGTTATCAGAGGGGGAAGCAATCAATAAAGACGAATTAGCACAAGACTACTTTACACGAGAAGCTGACCGATTACCGTTAACACTTGCAATATTCAACAGACCTGAGTTTGTTAAGATGCAAGGTAAAAGCGTAAATAAAATAGCGGTACTAAACTCCTTAAATCAATCCGGAATAAAACAAATTGAGAAAGACTTAGTAAGAAGTGTTATAGAGGATTTCTACAAAGATCAACCTAAGGTTTCTTATGATGAATTAGAGGCAACAGTACGAGCTAATATAATGCCACTTGAAGTATTGAACACAAACTCATACGCTAACTATGGTATGGATAATCTTAGCAATGGAGATTATGGTGATGCTAATACAATTATATTTAATTCCCCAATAGAGCATGGTATAACAGGTCATTTCAAATCTAGCTTTACTAGTAATAATAGAGAGAAATTAAACTATGAACCAAAACAACTTAACAATAATACTTGGGTTGCAGTTCAAGAGGGATATGAGAATCAAGCAAATGGTAATGACATATATCAGTATGTAGGAACAGCAGGCACAAAAGAATCAGTTGATAGATGGATTTTTGAATATGAGAAGGCAAGCAACAATTTTCCAGAAGTCAATACAGATATCAATGAGGAAGGTTTAAAGTTTTCAATGTATACAGACATAGACGCAGAATATGGAATAGATAATGAAGTAGTTGAAGTATCCAAAAATGGATTCTCTCTTGGCGAAGCTTTCTTTGATAGAGGTACAACACTTACAGATGATGTTAAGAGACGAGCTTTAGAAATGGTTAGAAGACGTAATATAATTCAAGACCCTAATTACAAAGCAGAACTTAGAGAAATAAACAAAGGTATGTTTGGACATATCCGTGTTTGGACCGATGGAGACATTTATCATGTTGCAGAACTTCAATCAGATTATTTCCAAAATAATAACGCTAGAAAAAAAGCCTTAGATAGAAACACAGAGTATGCAGAAGCTTTTGCTGATAAATCTGATACTCTAATGAAGTTAAAAGAAAAAAGAGATTCTTCTATAATTTCTCTAAAAGAAAATGGTTATATAAATGTATATGATAGAGAAGGAGCAAAATCTAAATCTGAAGTTTTTAGACCAATTAATTCTTTTGGACAAGAGGTTGGAAAAAGGGATGGAATAGAAGTAGTAAAGTTCGGCCTCTATTATGCATTAAGCATAAATGGGGAACTAAAAACTGGAAATGTATATCGTACAGAAGAACTTGCAGAAGAGCAGATTAAAAATGACTCTGAAAAAGCAGATAACTATAAGACAATAGATGAGACTCAACCACTTACAGAAGATGATATGCCTGAAGAACTTAAAGGTGCATTTAATTTTGTAACAAAGGATTTTTACACAGAAGAAAAAAGTATTGAAAAACAATTTAATAACACTGTTGAGTCTGTTATAGCTAATTTACCTTTAGATGAAAAACAATTTATCGCATCTCAAAAAGAGTGGGAGAAAAGAATGGTTAGAGAGTCTTTAAGATTAGCTAGTTCAAGTGGTGCAAGCAAACTTAGATTACCTACTCCACATACACTAAGTGTTATCGAGGGATATATTTCTGGAGATGGGGCTCCTTATGAAATAATAAGTGCAGATGATTACAATAGATTAGCTCCTGGAGATAAAATTGATTATCTAGGTTCATCTCAAACAGTTATTTCAGCAGATAGGGATAGTATAGAAATAGTGTTGACCGAGGATGTCATAAAGTATAACATAGAAGATTATGTAAATGATGAGTTAAACTATTTTACAAATGAAGTAATTAATTCTGAATCAGGATTAGATTTTGAGACTCAGTATACAGAAGAGGAATTTAATGATGCAGATAAGCACTCATCTCTAGATGGAGTAGACTTAGAGGATATTGCAGAAGAAGTAGAAGATGGTTTGTATGAAATATCTCGTGATAAATTAGAGCAAGTTGTTAGAGATTATTGGTCAATATTTTATAACGAAGACAACATAGACTCAATACTTAGTGACCAAGGGTATAGCAATATAAATGTTAATGGAAATTTTGTTTACTTTACAACTAGAGATATAGACACAGAAACCCTAAGTCAACCAGATGAGTATTCAGATTCAGACAAAGATACTTTCTCCATTAGTGACTTGAGTGATACACAGCAAACTGTTGCAAATAAATATGTAGAGTTAGCTGAAATACTAAGAAAAGAAGTAGGTGAAGAGAATGTAGAAACAGTAACTGATGATCAAGGTTATGATTGGTACGAGACAGATGTAGAAGATAAGTATTCTAATAAGGCTGTAATCGCTTTCCAACAAAAACTTTCTGAACAAGGTATTAAGCCAATAGTAAACGGATTTGTTTACAATAATGAGGTATTTTTAAATAAAGATACAGTTACTGAAGAAACTCCAATTCACGAGTTCAATCACTTGTTTACTGATTGGATGAAAAAAAATCGACCAAGTCTATACAATAAAGGTATTGAATTAGTGAAGGAAGAATTAAGTAAAGAGGACAGTGACATTGCATCAGTAATAAACTACGTTCAACAAACTCAACCAGATCTAACAGGCGAAAAACTTCTTGAGGAAATCCTTACAGAACTTACAGGTAGAGAGGGTGCAGCTTTAATTGAAAGCGGTAAAAAATCTGGAATACTTGATTGGATCCGAAGCTTATTCAAAGAGATTGGAAATATGCTTGGTATCCTTGATGCAACCCCTGAACAAATTGCTAACATGACTACGAGAGAGTTTGCTAAATCAAGTGCTGTTCAATTATTAAAAGGCGAGGATATCCTAGCAAAAGCAATGAACTTGAGAGACTCTATTTCATACGCTTCAATGTTTGGATCGGTATACTCTCCGGTAAACGATACGGTAGATTCTGTAGCAGAAGAGTTGAGAGCTTGTAATTAATACAAAAAATCCTATTATTTTTAAAACTAATACTATAATTAGTATATTTGTCCTATGGTAACTTTTAAAGCACATAGTAGAGGTGGTTTTGATTATTCGTTTAATAATTTAGAAACGCTTGCCTCTGTAAAGATGGTATGGAATGTAATAACTAGGCCAATCTTTAAAGAAAGGTCTAGAGCATTCATAGGTCTAAAAGAATTCATGGATGATGGAGACGTTATTCAAGCAGGTATTTATGACAAGTTATACCGAATTGTCAAATTTGAGAAGATGGATCCAAAGGGTGGAAACATTTACCAAATTCATCGAGTTGACAATGCAAGTATAACTGAGTTCGATATTGATGCTACTAAAAAAGGACAAAAAGTAAAAATAAAAAACCGAAAGTCATACGAACAAATGTTTAATGACTTCTTAATTTTTGACAAAAAAGATGGCGAATAATTGTTTAATAAAAGAGAATCCAGCTACTGGTATAGTAACTGAAGTAACTACTCCAGATGGACAACCTTCTAAATTATTTGAGGTTGCCTACAGTATACCTTTTACAGGTACAACAAATAAGGTAGCTAAAATTATAGACAATGCTTACACAGACGAAATAAAGTCTATGTTTGAAGGTGCTACTAAATACAAGTATGAGACAGGTGAACCAATGTTATTTGTAAAAGATAGCAAAGGAAATGTATACAATGATTTCGACAACGCTGTTATAAAGGGAGATGTTAGTTCATTCTCTGTTGGTTTTATGAATCCACAGACAAACGAATTTATTAAAATAGAGTCATGGAGAACAGATGTATCAGACGCAGGTAAACATTTAGTAAGCCTAATTAAAGAAGGCCTTCTTTCTCCTAACCGAGTTTTAAAAGATGGTAAATTAATTTTTCAAGGAGAAGGACAATACCCTGAGTCTAGAAAAGCTAGTGCGCAAGGTGTTAAAACAAGCATAATATTTAATTTAGGAATTGGTAATATCGATATGTTTTCCGATGGTACAATGGATATCCATTTTCCAACTAACACTGTTATTGCAATTTCTGAAAATGACGCAAAAGTTGTTCGTCTTGAAGATAAGCCATCTAAGCTTTATGCTTATGATAATTTTATTCAGCTTTCAGCAGCACATGCAATTAGTAAGAATGGTTTAAGACCACTTACAAAAGCAGCTAAATCTAATATTAAAAAAGAAGATCAAGCCCTCGTTAACTCTTTGAGAAATTTCTTGAAGGATATGGGATTTGAAGAATCTGTGATGAGTGCGTATTTAGAGAAGCACGCTATCAAATACGGAACAACTCCATCAGTATCCGCCTTATCAGACATGGCAGAGAAGATAGTTGCTATTGCAGAGGGAGAGGATATCGCAGAAAACTTAACAGAAGAAGTTGCACATATCGCATTGGAAGCATTAGCTGAGAAGAACTCTTTAGTAGAAATATTGGCTAACATCCATTTTACAGAAGAGTACAAAGAAAACTACGAAACATATAAAGAAGCCTATTCTAAACTACCTCAGTATCAAGATAAACAAGACTTGGATGATGCTATCCGTATGGAGATTGCAGGTAAAATTTTGGCTAAAGCGATCAGAGCAAGGTTTAATGCTGAGCAAGTCGTTCCTGAAGAAGCTAGTATTTTTGGTAAACTAAAAGAGCTTTGGAATAAATTTACAAATTACTTACAAAGCATATCTAAACCATACCACCGTAACGAACTAACTAGATTAAACCAAAAGATTGTTGACAGCATTATTAATCAGAATTTAGGGTTATTCAATAAAGACTTCTACAGTGATAGAATTTTTTACAATGCAGCAACAGCTAAATCTAAAAAAATAGAATCAGACTTAAAAGCTGTTAAGACCGTTTTAAATAATGTGTTTAACAACATTTTAAAAACTAGTACACCGAATCAATCTGAATTGGACAAAATTGTTGATGATATGACTGAGCATAATATTATTAGCTCGATCAATGCAATCAACTCTATGGCTAAACTTCTATTGAAACAGATAGGTGAAAACGTAAAATCAGCACTAGAAACAGACGGATTAATTCCAGTACAAGATGTAAACGTATTTAACGCATTAAAAGAAAATGTAATACCTACCCTTGAAAAACTACGTAATCAAATAGATCCAAAAAAATTAACTATATCTAATCCAAAAGTTGCAAGTTCAAGAATTAATTTAATTGAGGACATTGGAGAAACAATCGATACCCTATCTAAACTAAACCCATCTATCCAAGAGGATTTCGGAAAACAGGTAGATAAAATTGTTAATGATGTATTGGCAGATACTGCCCTTACCGATCAACAAAAAGAAGACCTTAAAAATGAAGTTTCCAACGGATTAAAAGACGTTAGCTTTTGGTCTAAGAATTTAGGTTTGGCATCTCAGTCAAACAACCTTTACATCCAGTTAATACACCAACGAGTTGCACAACTTGTATCTGATACCAATGTTGAGGTAAAAATAAAAGGAGACGAGATAATTAGACGAATCTTTACAAAGGGGTTAAACAAATTTGCTAAAAGCATTATCAAGAAAGATGGCAAAAAGAATACAGCATATTTTTTAAGCCCAGTCAATCAAGCTAAGTTCGATGAGGATATCCTTAACTTAAAAGCTAGTGTAATTGCAAATGTTACCGGAAAAGATCTTGCAACAATAAAAGAAGCTATAACAAAAGGAGCAAGTTCTGCATCATTTTTTACAGATGAAGCTCAATCAATACAGTTTACTAAACAATTTAGAGACGGAAAAAAGCTTCTTACAGAACAAATAAGAAAATCAGATTACTACACTCAGAGAGATAATCGTTTTATTAAAGCAGGTGCAGCTGACGTAACAAAGGAAACACTTGCATCTATTAGTTCTGATAGAGCAGCATTATATGGAAGAATTAGAAGGTCAGATGGTACAATTAACCGACAAGATTTAACTAAATCTGAGTTACTAGTAGAGGGATCTATTCAACAGAGGCACAAAATGTACAGAAGTGTTTATGATCAAACAGGACAAATAAAAGAAGGTCTTAAACTTGTACGAAAATCAGAGTTAACCCAAGCTGAATTAAATCAAGTTACAGGTGGTCAATTTAAGTTACCTGATAGTTATGATGGTTATGTTGTTACAACTCTTCCTGGTGTCTCAAAAGATAGTCTAGATGATTCAGCTAGAATAACTCTAGATATGAACACATTAAATTTATTGTATTTATCTGAGGTTTCAGGAAACGAAAAAACTAAAACACCAAGTAGAAAGTTCACCGAGCAATTAGAAGTTTTAGAAGATACAGGACAAGATGCATTTGATTGGTTACGAGAAAACTCTTCTTTTACATTAACTCAAGAGTTTTATGACTCTGTTGGTCAAGGTAAAAAATACGTAGATAAAGCTCAGGATTTTATTAATTCAATCGCAGATCCAAACGAAAGACAAGTAAAACAAAACTTGCTAGATGAGTATAAAGAAACTCAAAAAACAAAATTAAACTTATTAAAACAAAATAGAAGTCAAAGAAATCCATTAGAGATTGAAGCTCAACATATGGATGCCTTAACTAAAATAGCTATTAAAGAGTTAGAGCAAAATCTTTATGAAATTAGAATTGATCTATCTTTAGAGTTGGAAGAAGATGAAGAATCTATAGTTGAGGAAGACTCATTTGACAAAACTGTAAATGACGCATTTACAAAAGATGTAATTGAGAGTGGTTTATCTGAGTATGAGTTTGCTATCAAGCACATGACAGGTAGCAACGAAGAAAAAGTTAAGTTATTCAAAAAATCGCTTACAAATTTATTGAAAGGTAAAACTACAAAAATAAGAGAAAGCTTTGCAGATTTTATTTCTAACTCAGACACAGATCCTCAGTTAATCCAAAATATTAACTCTACAGATAGAGCTGTAAAAAGAGAAGCAATTGATACATTAGTAAATAATTTATCAACCGAATTTGCAAAACAAAACTTAGTAAGTTATTACACTAGATTTGAACCAAAAGGATATTCAGAAATGATTAAAAAGTTTGAAGATGGTGTATACAAAACTTCAGACCTATTTAATGATAAAGAAGGTTTAATCGAAAAGGATAGTGTTATAAGATACTTAGAGGTAACCCCAGACTATTCTTGGTTAGAGGATATCGACAGTCAAGATACTGTAAATAATAATTACATGCAAGGTGGTTTATCAACCCAACCAATGCTTTCAAAATATGTTGATCCTGAGTTTTTCGAAAGATACGGAATTGACATGAACAAGTGGTTACAGAAACCAACAATGGATTTAAACCAATTGGTTCCAACCAAAAACATCGAAGAGTTTGAACTTTTAAAAGAGACAACAAACCTAAATAAAGAGACTATTAAGAATTATGATAATAGCCGTGACGTAAGCCCTTTCCAACGACCACAAGTATCAAAATCATTAGTCGAGGATATTGTTACATTAGACTGGAAGGATAGTATCAGAAACGTAATTAGAACACGTATTGATGATAAAGATTACGGAGAGGTTATAGGAAATATTGCTGCATCAGATTTGGGTGTAAAGGTTGTACCTAAGTATTTCCAATCAAAACTAGAAGATGTAAACAATGTTACTGAGAATACAGTAGAAGCGATATTACTAAACTTCAAACAATCTGTAACATACAAGAATCGTATTGCTGCCGAAAAAGATTTCAAAGCATTTGAATGGGCTATATCACAACAGACATTTAACCAAACAGGTAAACTAGGATCTAAGACAAACAAACAAGTATCCGGACAAACATCTGAGTATTTGAAGATGGCAAAAGAATACATTGACCATCACTTGTACGGAATTAAACAAACTCGTAATATGCACTTCTCCATGTTTGGAAAAGAGGTGGATTTAACAAGGGTTGTTTCTAAGATGCAGGCGTTTGTTAGTTTCTCCAACTTAGGCTACAATTTATATGTGGATGCTGTATCTGCTACAACAGGAGTGCTTAACAACGTATCGGATAGATTAGCTAGAGATTACTTCCATAAGTCATCTATTAACCGAGCAATGAAACAAAGTATTGCTATGATGGGATCTTACCTTGGAGAGTCCGGAGGGATAAATAAAAAATCTGCCCTCAATCACTTGACAGAGTATTTCTCTTTGCAAGACTTTGATTCTAAAATCAAGAATAGTTCTTATAACAGAGCAGTTAGATTCCTAACTAACTCAGCATACAAAACATCTAAGTTAGCCAACGTACCTGTTGGTCCTAGAACATTGTTAGCTATTTTAAATGACTTCAGGTATATTGATGGAAACTTCATTAATTGGGAAACATTCTATGCTAAGAAAATTCAAGAAAACAGAAGTTTAACACGTAAGCAAGTTGAGTCTGAATGGATTAAGTACGAGAAGGATTCATTGTTTGATAACATAGAGGTTACAGAAAAAGGTATCAAATACAATAGTAACTTTGCATCTAAATTTCCGGTGGAAGCACAAGCAAAAGAAGCGTTCAAACTACTTACACGTAAGGTATCCTTGAAAGCAAAAACTCTTGCTCAGTTGAATGATGGTACTCTGAATGAATTAGACCAGGTGGCAGCACAACGTGACGTTTTAACAAATGTGTTTATGATGCACAGTGGTTGGTTACCAATCTTACTTACAAGACGTTTCAAGGGGAAACAATTCAATGTTGCTACCGGAAGAGTGGAAGAAGGTCACTTTGTTACTCTGTTTGACATTATGTACAAATCAATAATAGCAAAAAGAAGAGGAGAAAGCGTAAAAGAATTTATAAAAAATCTAGAGCCATACCAAAGAAAAAATCTTAATAGAGCACTGGCAGAGACCACACTTTGGTTAAGTATCTTAATGCTTGGTGGAGTTATTCTTGGAGCAGATGATGACGATGATTCTTATATCGAGGATTTATTCCAATACATCTACATAAGAACAGCTGCAGAGTTCTCAACTCAACAGTTACCAAGTATCCCACTTGCTTTAATTGATAAACTTAAGAATCCAATTGTACCAATCAGATCGATCGAGGCAATAGAGCCTATTTCACTTGTTGGTAAAATATACGAGGACGCAGTTAATTTTGGAGATGGACAAGGATCTGAATTATTTAAACTATTCAAGAAGAATACAGTGTTAAAAAGATTCGATCAATACAAAGATGTACAAGCCCAATTAGATTCGTACAGATACTTCAACGACAAAATACTTTACAACTTAGGTTCGGTAGACTAAGAAACAAAAAAGGGAGCACTTAGCTCCCTTATTTTATTACATCTAGTTTTGTTTCTTCTAAGTATGTGGTTGCATAACCTTTATACTCTTTCATTGTTTTAGCTGAGAACTCCCAACCTGATTCGTATATGGTCCAGGCTATGTATTGCCTTTTGATATCCTTTAGTTTTTGACCTTTGTGCTTTCCAAACTGAACTACATAATCCCTAGCATTTGATTTAATCTTAGGTTTGTTCTTGTCAATTATCTCCTGCTTAAGGATATCTGGTCCACCCATTGGAAATCCGGTTATAACCTTTTGGTTGCTGACAACAGCCCATCCGTAGTTTTCAATATCTTCTATAGTGACTGACTCAAACTTTCCAAACTTCTCTATATTTCCACAGAAGTCTAGTATGTTTCCACTTTCTTTGTTCGGATGAGGTCTACATACCCTTCCACACATTTGATACAGCAGAGCGAAGGAATTGGTAGGTCTCCCAACAATTACGTGTTCCATTTCAGGATAATCAAATCCAGTGGTAAGAGTTCCATAATTTAATACTACCCTAACTTCGCCTGATTTGAATTTTTCAATTATCTCATCTCGTTCTTTAGGCTTAGTATCAGCACTTACAACTTTGGCACAATCAATGTATTTTGCCATAGTTTTACAATTCTCTACGGTATCCATAAATACAAGAATTGACTTAGCCCCATCATCCAACAACTGTTTAAGTCTAATGTAAATCTTATTGTTAGTCTTTTGGACATCATTAGCTAAACGAATAGATTCGTCTGTATAATTGGATCCGTTGGAATTCAGTTTAAGTAAATCCCTGTTGTATGGATGTAGTTCGTAATTAAGTTCAGTCCACCAATTGTTCTCTACCATTTCTTTGATCTGAGAAACGTATAAAATATTGTGAAAGAATTTAGGTCTAGTTCTATTCAGCATTGATAGTTTTGCACCATCCATACTATTGTTTAATCTAAATGGGGTTGCAGTAAGACCAAGAACTTTTACATTTTTTCCAAAAGCACTAATGAATCTTGAAAACATACTTCCTCTTGATGGATCAATATTAAAGTGACACTCATCAATTATTATGTACTTAAGTCCAATTTCTTTAAGTTTTTCGATTGCATCATGCTTTAAGCTACCAATAGTTGCAAACGTAACTTCACCAACTTTTTTACTATTTACCGAAGCTGAATAAAGTTCTGCCTCTAATCCTAACGAGGTATACTTTTTGTAATTTTGTATAAGCAACTCTTTAGATGGTTGTATACATAGTATTGGAGACTTAACTCTTTTAGCGATTTCGGCTACAACAATAGATTTACCAGCACCAGTAGGTAGAACTATGATGCCAGGTAAAACTTTGTTTCTTTCAAAAAATTCGACTCCAATGTCGACAGACTCTTTCTGGTATTTTCTTAATTTAAATGCCATTAGTTGTTACAAATATAAATTATCAAACCTAAGCTAATTAGGCGTAATACACTACTGTATAAATCGTGCTTTATGCCATTAACATTTACGCTACCAAATATGGTAAAAGTCCCTAAAATTATTAGGGACAAAAACTTAATAACTTCCATATGTCTGTTGATTTGAGGTTGCTTTTTCTTTTGATGCAACACTCACAGATTGAACGATCGACTGAAGTGTATACGTGTAAAAATCAAATAAGTTCTCTGCTTTTATGAAAAACTCAATTAAGCTTTGAATCAAAGTTATCCTGTCTTTGTAATACTCACTACAGTAAACCATTTCCATAGCCATTGTTTGTTTGAACCCTTCATTCATAAGGATTGCAACACCTTCGCTCTTAATACGTTTTCTTGTTTCAGTCAAGTAAGTATAAGACTCTCCTTTGAACTTTCTAACTTTAGAGAATAAAGAAGTATAATACTGAAGCTCAGATATATAATTTCTCTTAAGACCTTCTAAGAATTCAATGCTAAAGAAGTCTTTACTATTGCTGTACTCCTCCGTCAGTTTTGCTAGTCTTATTAGAGACTCTTGGATTTCTTTTACGTTTTGTTCCGACAGCGGAATCAAGTCCTGTACTTTCAACGGTTGCTTCTGTTTTTGCTCTTCCATTTTTGTTTTTTCTTTTGGTTTCTAATACTTCAATTATCTCTGGGTAACGCTCTTCCATTGCATCTCTCATCAAAAGAGGAATAGGAATATCACCATGGATCCCTATTGTTACTGATTGTTTATTCTCAGATATATCTATCTTTCGAATTTTCTTTGACAAATCTACAATATCTTTTTGAATAGCTGACTGAAATTCTACTTCAAATCGTCTTTTTTCTCTTGCCCTAGAACTGTCATCTTCAATGATCGTCCAATCTTGACTCTTTAAATACTCTGAGGATCTCAACTCATGCGTTTTGGCCAAGGATAACAACTCCTCCAAAGTAGTCTTTACAAGCTTATTCTTCAGGTCATTTTTAGCTAAGTCATACAAAGCAATAGCATTTAGCATTGTACGATTGACAATAAGATGCTGAAGTTTATATTCCTCTGATCTATCATCGTTTTGTATAATACCGGTCCAATCAATACTCTCTATGTACTTACGCTCTTTGTTTATCGTGGTTTTTATACCCTCGATAAATACTTCAATTTCATCATCTAATTGTGACATACTATTGTTTTTTAATTCCCCACTTATTTTGAACCAAGTAAGGTAAGGTTCTAGAAAAATCTCCATCAAACTCAAGTACACACAATACACCTGATGCATTATAAGACTTGTTTGGATCAAATCCTACACTAGTTGAGAAACAAGTAAACACTCGTTGTCTTTTGTCAAACAAGGCAGAAGAGATATTATCTGTTGCTCCTGGTCTTCTAAGACGTACAACCGATGTATTCTCTGAAACAATAGACCAACCATTGTTTAGTAATACTTCAACAGCGTCTCCCTCTTCGTTGTAATGTTCAAAAGGAGATTTCTCCCAATCAATTCCGGTGAACATTTTATGGTTTGTCTCTTCTTTGACAACCTCGTTAAATGACCTTGCTACCTCAATCAATAAGTCGTACTCTTGCTCAGTTATTTCGGTGAACTTACCGTGTAGTTTTTTATAACCGTTGGAAGGGGGAATCAGAAAGTATCCACCACAAACAGTTTCTGAACCACTTCTACTTTCGATAAGAACTCTTGACTTATCATTCACAGCTATTTTCAGGGCCTTAGGGCGAGTTTCTATACTTCTGAAGGCTTCCATATAGGTTTCATGTTTTTCGTACTCCGTAGTGTGTCTACTTGCGTATCTTTCATTTCCGAAGAGACGTGTAGATGGGGCTTTAAAAACTAAATGGTATCCTTTGTTTATTGTAGATTGCACATAGGCTTTCATCAATAATTCTTTTGGAACAGCTTTCTTAAATCTCTCGAACAAATCTCCGGATAAGTCATACTTCAAATCGAAGTCCATACAAAATAACCGAGACTTACCGCCACAAAGTATTGCCATACCTGAAGCACCCTTAAAGAATTCATCACATTCTGTTAAGGACATAGGATTAATTTGGTATTTACCCCACTTTGGAATAGTCGGATTCTTTCTAGAGTTAACAGGGATAACACTGTACCCCTGCTCTATTAATTTTTTTGCATACTCTACGATTTCCATATCACTATCTTTTTGTTTTAGGACTACATCCTAAGTAAATTGCTACACTAAAAGAACCTCTTCTCCACTTAGGTATTTTAAATTCTTTTAATGAGTTATCGATTATATCAGCCATCAAGTCACCATTAATTTCATATTGATCAAACTTAATATCTCTTTGACCTCTTTCATTTAATTCTGCATTTTTCCATAGTTTATAGAAATCCGCTTTAGGTGTAGCCTCTGCATATATTCTCCGATATATTTCATACAAAACCTTTTCTTCTTTACTTGGTTTGTGCCCAAGTAATTCTTCTAATTGTGTCTTTTCCATTGTTATTTATTATTTGATTCGTAAATCATTTTTGTGATCTCGTATATGCTTGCGGATCCAATCTCTCCAAATTCTTGGTATATCTCTTTCATAATAATTTATTTACCAGTACTACCATATCCACCTTCTCCTCTTTCAGTAGAAGATAACTCTTCTGCTTCCTCTAATTCAATAGATGGGTAAGGTAAAATTAATAATTGTCCAACTCTATCTTTAAGATCGTATACCATTCCTTCTTCTATGTATCTGAACTTAAACATGATTTCTCCTCGGTAGCCAGAGTCAATTACTCCTACAGAGTTAGAAAGATTCAAAGTTGTTTTACAAACAGAACTTCTTGGAAACAAAAGACCTACGTATCCTTCAGGAATCTCGATCGCTAAACCTGTTCCGTAAGTAACCATGGTGTTACCTTCGTTCCACTCTTCACTTATTGCTGTAAGATCCAACCCAGCATCACCTTGCTTTGCGTAAACCGGAATAACTGCTTCCGGATGTAGTTTTTTAACTTTAATTTTCATAATAGTTGATTTTATATATGCAAATATAAACAAAAAAGGCAGCACTAGGCCGCCTTAAATGTTAAATTTTGCAAAAATTAGTGTGTTTCTGCTACATTGTTTCCGGTTTGAGTCTCACAATCAAGTCTAACATTTAGTCTTATTTGTTCATTAACTTTCTCCATGGCATTATTTATAATTGCTTGTGTTTCATCTGCTTTGTCTTCATCCACAATGTATAATTGATCATCATGAGACTGCGTTACCGGCCAAATTCCTGCCTTTGTACAATTGTAAACCCAAATGTTAAAACAATATACAGCACTCGATTGGTTAATTACTGAGAACTTATCTTTTTCGTTTCGTAAGTAATACCAAAACTTTGATATAGGATTGTAAATCCAATTCTCTTTCTCAATCTTTTTTACCTCAAGACTTTCTGCAAAAACCTTGATACTAAAGTTGATCTTCCAATACGCTTCCAACAATATTTTTGCTTTTGATTCTGAAATCTCTAAGTTTCTCGCTAAGGTTGATGGACCTACGTTATACAAAGATGCATAGTTAGTAGTCTTTCCTGCACTCCTTGCAATCTTTAATCGATTCATCAGTTTCTTAGCCTCAGCATCATCTACGTTTTTTAACCTATCAAATTCAGGAGAAGGATTTCCAAACATATCCGGAGTAATGTTTTCTGGATTATCTGAGTCTTTTCTTTCCTTGTACCATTTAAACCAAATCTCTTCGTCTGCTGTCATTAAGTTGGCAAACACCGCAATCTCTGTATGTGGATCGTAGTACTTTTGTTTTGTCTTTTCAATTCTAGCCGGATCAATATGGAACGTATAGTGGTCAGATGTCCTACTCTCAATACCACTTAAATCGCTTTGTACAATGATTTTACCTGGTCCTGCAATCAAACATTCTCTAATCCATCTTCCGTCTCTAATATCACCTGTACCGGTGTAACGAGGCAAGTTTACAATAACCGAGTGCATCCAACGCATAGTTACAGCCAATGACTGCAACCCTTGGTGTACAAACCCATTTTCATCCTTCTTATTAAGAAAAGATTTAAGTAATCCTATTCGGTGTGTAAGTACGGTAAGTCCATCAAATGCTTCGATCGCAGGTTCTTTTTCAACTAACTTTAGCACACTTGGACAAAGCATTTTATCCTCTGTCATTATTTGCTCAACAACATCTACCTCGTTGGTAACTTTGTCTCTGTTGTGTTTGAATGTCTGCGGTTTCCAACCAAGGGAATATAACCACTGCTTCTTTTGTACAACCGAGTTTGGATTTGGTTCATCGTAACCTTTGATTACTTTAATCGATCCCTCGTAGTCCGATGGTAGTTTACATTGGTCAAGAATTACCAACCAATCCTCACCAGCTTTTGACAAACTTCCGTCTGCTTTGTACAGGCCTCGTTTTGGAAAATTCTTTACAGCTTCAATTGGAACTTTTGGCATTGCAGCTTTTAGCTGAATTATTTTCTCTTCTTTCATCGCTTCAAAGTGAGCCAAGTTTGCCTCAGTCTTTTCTATGTCAACCATAACACCATCAGCTTCCTGACGATAGGAACAATCCATAATCCAATTCAGCAAGGATATCAAACGCTTAATAGCATCTAAATCTCCATCGTAGATAAGTTGAAGTTTACGTAGTTGTTTCAACCAAAGCTGAGTATTAATTTTAACGTCTTCCGTACAACGATGCTCATACTCTTCGTATGTCAAAGTATTCCAATCCTTAATCTCAGGTTTAGGTACTCCAAATTCTTCTCCAAATGACTCTAGACCATACTTCTTACCCTCTTTAATTCTATTAGGTTCTAGATACCATGCAAGTGCAAGAGAGTCTATGATTGTAGCCTCTACTTTAAAACCGTATAGTTTTTCAATAGCAGGTTTGTCAAAACGTCTGCCATTGTGCATAACAATAGTCTTACTAGGATCAGAGAAAACTCGTCTAATATCTTCTTCTTTATTAGTAGCCTTCGTAGTCCAAGATCCGTCTTTTGTTTGGTAGCCAACAACAAGTACGTGCAACTTAGTCATTTGATCTAAGAGTCCGTCTGTTTCGATGTCGGCCACAAGTATGGAATCTAAATTCATTTTAATAAAATTTAAAGAGGGAGAATTATTCCCCCTCAGTTAAAGATTCAAAACCTAGCTGAAAAACTTCTTTCAGTGAGATATCTTCCTCATCATCAACGACTGCATCAAGATAGATATTTACATCATCTTCATCGTTTTCCATTATGACATAAGTATCTTCTGCATCAGTTACATCCATTTCTACAATAAGATAGAGTGTATCATTGTAGATTGCGTAAGGCATAACTGCAGGATCGATAGCATCAATCCAAGTTTCTCCTTCTTCGATTTCTTCAATGCCATGTTTTTTGGCTATTTTTTGACAAATTTCCTCTAAAGATTCATCAACTTTTAGTGCTAATAGCTCAGCTGTAATTTTTAATAGTGCCATAATTATTTTTCTAAGGTTTTTAAAAATGGTTCGTAGTATTCTGCATTGTCTTGCAATCCGGTTCTAAGTATTTCAACTGAATCTTTTCGGTCTGCTTTCTTAATCTTTTTGAACTTAACAATCAATTCGATTTGCTGTTCTTCGGTAATTGTTTTAGTAGCTGCAATTTTTTCCATTAAACCTAATTGTTTAACTTCTTCAACAACATCTGTCTTATCAATAATTTCTTGAATAAAATCGTGTTTACCTTGCATTGCTAAGAATATTTTAGCTGTACAAATAACGTCTTTGTTACAATAGGTCGCAATACGTTTAATGCCACCCTCTTCACGGTAATACACTTGAGAAACCTGAGACCCATCAATATCATCTTTGGAAGATGGAACACCTGCCATGTAAGCTAATTCATTCAAAGATAATGCATTGTAGTATGTACCCTTGAATAAAGCCATGATATCAACAAAGTTATCCTCCATCGTCCAAGGCTTTTGTCCAACATCAGAAAACTTGTCGTTAAGGATTACCTCAACTTTTTCCTCGAAAGCTTTCATTCTAACTATTGGCATATCAAATGCAATGATGTTAGCACCACAAGGAATCAAGTTTCTTGTGTTAAGTAAGTTGTAAAACTCTTCAACGATACTTTTCTGATCACCAGTGATAGCTTTAACAACTAAACTATTGTTTCTAATGTACCCAACACTAATACAAACAATTTGGTTGTGTGGAGGAAACAAGGCTGCTGACTTCTCATACAAGGTAGCTACTTCCTCATAGGGTAATAACTTACCTGTAACCTTGTCTCTGTTCTTGTATTGGAACAAACTAAATTCTGCACTATCAACATCTAGTACATCTTGTTTTCTGACAGTCTCGATGTCAAAAAATAGCAATCCTTCAGGATTAATCTTTCTAAATTTTTGGTTCATGGTTTTTCTTTTTTGTAAAGGTAAATAAAAAAGGTAGCACTCGGCTACCTTAATTGTTAAAAAAATCTAAAATGGAGTTTCTTCCCTGGCTTTATTCATGGCCTGACTGAAGAAGATTGGCATCTCTACATTCTCTGAGGCTTTCTCTACCGGACTATCAGGAGTGTTATCCACAATACTCTGTCTGAGTTTTTCAAGTTGCTCTGTTGTAAGATCCATCTTACTAATAAACAAATCTTTGTAGGAGTTGTCTGACTCCCTTGCCTTAGTCACAAAGTAGAATAAGTTACCGAGGGTATCGAACGATACTCTTCCTTTTGTATCTTTCTTTCCGTAAAAATCTTCCAAGTATTCGTATCGATCATAATTTACTTTCAAGTAGTTATTGATACCTTGCTTGAAAGGGTTTGTTATGATAATGATATAAGATGCCAATTGTTCCATGAAACTACTTCCGTACAGCATTGAGTTATTTGGAATCATAGAGTTGTCAGACTCTTTTATATTACCAAGTATGTTACGATTCAACTGACTCAGTACAATGAAGTACACATTACTGAATTCAAGTTTAAGCAAGTTTATACATTCAGACACTTCTTCCAATACTGATTGCTTATCTGATCCGGAGAACAACAACATGTGGTCAACAGAAATAACTACTGCATCTTTGCTGCTATTCGTTACACAATACTCTTTGCATATCGAATAGAATTGTTTAGGTGTAACCGGAGATTGAATCACGGATCTACGTTCATCCTTTAAACTTTCAAAGTAGTTTGATACAATAGCTTTTTCTTCTTCGGAAAACTCATTGTACAAAATCTCTGACTTCTTCTTACCAAGTAAACGAGATAACTTTCTCATTAACTTATTTAGCATTTTCATCTCCATGGAGAATTCTAATGACACATAGTTTCCGGACCCAGGATTCACTTCTATAGAAAGGATATCATCTAACATTCGGTAAAGTGTTTCTGATTTACCACTTGAAGGAGCACCACCAATCACAACAACATCACCAGGCAATAAACCTTTGATGTGGCAATCAATCATTTCAGAACCTGTCTTCAATAATGCTCTCTCACCTGTTTGTATTTTCTTCAGGTCTTTAAATGCATTTCTTACTGCTATTTCTATACTCTCTAACATAATCTAATTCCTTTCTGAATATTTATGACATTTTTCACAAATGTACCCAATTCCTTTTCCTGCATTAAATCTCCATCGATCTAATCTGTAATCGTGCCAACAACAATACTTCTTCCAAGAACTCTTAATGCGTAAACAAAAATCTCCAAACATATTAATCTTCTTTAGTGTTAAACTTTTTATCGAACTCATCTTTATATTTTAAATAGTATTGGTATAATCTAGAACTTTCAATGTCAAACTTTGTCGTAAAAACATTCGCAGGTTTGAAGAATAGGTACTCAAGTCTGATCGAATACTCAAACTGAGCCGGATCTTCTATGAATGCCTTACATAAGAAAGCCAAGTTGTTTTTAGATATTCCTGAGTGGGCCCTAAACTTTGCAATTAAAGTCTTAGTCTTTTTCTTGTTACCAATATCTTTTCCGGACTTTGTGTAAATACTTTCCAACCAATCGTAAATCTTTAGGTCCTCTTCTAGTATCTCAGGTATTTCAATATCGTCAAGAATTGATGAACCCTTTTCGGTAAGTCTTATCTTTTTGAAAACGGAATCCTTGGGTTTTCCTTTTATTCCTTCGATCAAACCTCTCATACGCAAAGAATCTAAATCTACACTTAATTCTTCCAATATCTCTGACATGTCTTCAAACTTGTTTTGTTTTACAAGTTGTAAAATTACAGTGTCAATCAATGATATGCTGTGAACCTCTAAAATTTTTACGTTGATATACATAGACTATTTTTTACGTTTATTCATCCCATCAATAACACCTTGCAAATAAACTGAGTTTTCAGAATTTTGTTCCAATGATATTAAGTCATCTTTTATAGCCAAGTAAGCTATAAAAAATACAATACCAGCTTTTTCTTTTGGCATTCCTTTTACGTTATCCTCGATAACTTTTAATTGATCTGTGACTTTCATTCCTTTTTCTTGTAAATAAAAAAATACTTTCTATATCCATCTCTCGTACCATTGTACCAAAGAAGTATATCTCCATTAACTGTCTTATCTATTTCTAGCCTAAGTAGCTTGAACATAAAGTGTAAAATCAGTATGAAGACTAAAAAACTTACTATAACCATTTCATTTGTTTAAATTAGCATTGGCAAATATATCAAATTCTGCACCACTTTCCAAGACTTGATCCTTAAACTTTTTAAATTTTCGGCAGGCAAGTGTAAAACATTTCATATTTTTTCTCTCACTCATCTTATTATCAAACCTTTCGTGACAAGAAAATACTTCGTCTTTATCTGAACACAGGAAAATATAATTCTCCGGATGGGTTGATACAGATTTATACTTACTCTTGTTTAAGATGTGGGCAACGTTATTCACAGGGTGCAAGAAAGTCTTTATCTCTCCGCCACAGTTTTGGCAGAAAGGATTTCTTTCCAACTCTTCAACAGCTGTCTTAAAAAAATCACGAAAATCTTTTCGATCTTCTTTTCTTTTCTCAATTGCTTTAGGAGTTGCAACTTTAATCTTTGGAGTAGTCTTCTTAGAACACTGCTCACAGTTACCCTTGGAGAAGATGTACTTCTCTTCTCCGCAGGATTTACACAGTTTCTTTTTCCTTGTTACCGACATGTAACCAATCTAAAAATGTTTTTGTAAGTATCAATGTAGTATCAGTATTTCCATAGATCCTTCCAACAATACCTATCTCCTTTTTATTTGGAGTCAACTTAAACTTGTTTAGTATTTTACCCTTGTAAACGATATCAGGCCTTACTTCGTATAACCCATAGAAGTGCGTATAACCAGTAACTTCTATAGTTATAGGCCCTTGTTTAATAATGTCCCCAATATTAAACTTAACTAAAGATTTAAGATACTTATTCTCTAGCTTTACTTTAGAAGATTCGAACTTTTTAGTCAGTTCTTTTAATTTTTCGTCAAACTCTTGTGCTGTCATCATTTCTAATAATTTTATAACCATTTAAATCTAACCATTGTAAAAACAATAGTGCATCCCAATCTTCCGGATCCAATTCTTCTTGGAATTGATTGATAAACCCTTGTAAGTAATTAGTTTTCTCTTCCATGCATACCCTCGTTAATGTTTCCAATAACCTCACATCCATTATTTACCCAAGAGAAGTTCTGCATGTCAGACAATCCGTCCCACCAAGCAATCTTTTCTTTTCCTAAATCATCTTGGAATGAGTTTATACCAAAGCCACCAGGTACTTCAATAACTATGTAGATGCGACTTATTTCATCTCTTAGGTAATCTCCAACATATATTGGACATCCAACCTTATCTTCAATACCTATGTATTGTTCAATAATAGTACAACCATCTGTTGGTTCTAATCCATCATCTGTTGCACGTACATAGTCTTCAGAAACTGCTTCTCCAAAACCTACATAAGTTCCTGTTTCCTTGTCAATTCCATCGTAAAAGAAAACTCTGAAGTTTATGTTATTATGATTTTTTATTTCCTCCCAATCACTGCAATTTATCACAAAAGTTTTATACAAAGACTCATGAGCACATACGTTTCCGGAACATCTTTCGAAATGAACATGCTGATCTTTTCTTAGTGTTCCGATTATCCCTGTTTGTTTGTGTTTAAATTTCCTCATTTTCTTTTAGTTTATGGTGTATTAAAAACTCTATGTCTTCTAACGCTTTGAAACTACCAGGATACAGCTTTGTTTTCTTGATTGTTTTTATATCATCCAACAAATCAGTAAGCAATTCCTTTTTTGCATTCCTCTCGATCTCTCTAGCTTCATCCAAAATATTGGGTGGAATGTTTGCTTCAAGTATTGGCCATTGTTCGATCAACCAATCTATTGATACTTGCATAATTTTTGTAGATTATTTCATTAATAAACATCGGACTTTAATACTAAGTCCTTTTTTGAATCGAAGAATATTATCCAAAACACGACCATAAGCAGTGGATATTCTAATTTTTCTTTTTTCGTATTCCTCGTATTCTAAATTTAACCAAGCATCAGCATGTGCTTTTGTTTTACAATAAGGGCAAGTGATAAAATCACCTTTCATAATATTGTCTGTTTTTAAAGGACCTCTACGCCCCTTGCATGATTCACACCCACAGGTGCTTTCAAGTTTACATTTTGGACAAGTCATAGTTTATCTTTATTTAGGGTTAACACACGCTTCTAAAACTGCTTTACACAATTCTACAGGAATAATACTTCTGTAGTAGCTATTTGATCTAGCAGATGTTCCTGCTTGAGATCCTCTCGGAGCCGGTTCATGGTGGCAATTCTTATTGCCATTGTGGCATACTGGTTTTGGTATCCAATTACTATTGTTTGTCCAAATATCCGTGGGCTTAGCAGTTCGATTACCATATTGACAATACCATATTGTATGTCTATCAAACTCTTGCATGAATGGCATCTTACGCATCATACCTCTTGGGTTTTCAATGTAAAACTTTAAGTTTGGATTAATCTCCAACCACTTTTTAATCAAGCTAATGTAGTGTACATTTACTCGGTCACATTTTTCTGCATATTCACTTTTTGCTTTTGTACCATTCCTGTGTTTACGTAATCCTGCAATTGAGTAAGTAGTACAATCAGGAGAAGCCCAAATAATATCAGGGACAAATGGTATGTCACTTATTTTTAAGAACTCTACGTCCACTACTAAGTTTATGTCTTTGTAGTCTTTCCAATCTACACTAAACACATTCATTCCCATACTTTCAGCTTCTTTCCCTATGGATCTACTTCCTGCAAATAATTCTAAAACATTCATACTTTTAATGATTTTGCTATTAATTCAAACTCTTGGAAATGCAATCTAATATAGTTGCTGTACCCATGATGTGCATAACTTCTATCTAAGTGAGCCAAATATTGCTCTCTTGTCATAGTGTGTCCACCTACAAATTCTAAGTATAGTTTGTAGTCTAATACGCTGTGTTGCCACTTTTTAAAAGACGCAAACCCAGACTTTCTTCCAATACTTAAGGTAGGCCTAACACCTGGTTGACGCATTCCAAATAAGTTTTTATTTTTCTTGAATAAGTTACTGCAAAGATTCGACTCCTGTCTAGCGATAGCATATGCAACCTCAGGGTGAGCAATCTTTTCAGACAAAACAAACTTAACTAACAATTCTTTTGTAAGGTTAGTGCTGTCAGGTCCAAAAACTATTTCTTCAGTTCTTTTTTCTTTTTTTAACGTTACTTTGGGGTAATCTTTATTTTGAGTACCATTATTCTGAGGATATCCGAATAACAAAATAACTACTGCGGTAAAAATTGTATTTTTCATATTGCAAATATAAAGCAAAAAAAGGAGACCATCTCTGATCTCCTCCCTCTTTTTAACATTTTTTACAAAATGCTAACCTTTGGCGTGGATTGTACATCTTTAACTGTGTGATACTCTTGACAACCAGGAATACTGTAGTACTTACCATCCATTTCGAATGCTTCTACATTTATCCATTCATCTGTCTGATACTTATTTGCAAGCAGGGTATACCTATTGGACATATCCATTAAGTTTCTAATGGTTCTCCATTCTCTTGCATCAAAGCTATCACCAAGGTTTTCTTCAAAATCTGCCTCATCAATCTCTTTCATTGTTCTGTACTTGAAATGATCACTTAGCAAATCATATTTCTTTTTTAACTCTGAAGTGCAAGAAGACACAACATAAGTTCTTCGGCCAAGACAGTATCTGAAAGCACAAGCTAAAAGGATTTCTTCATCTAGCCCCAGTTTTTGTTCGACTTCTTCGTATCTTCCGTTTCGTTTTTTTCGGTATAGCTTTTCCATGATTTTGTTATAGTTTTAATTATTGTATTCTTTGTGCTGTAATGTGCTATTGCATTGCCTTTTTCATCCTCAAAGACAAAGTAGTCACCTACCACTTTGACAGATGATGCTACTACTTGTCTTATTGATTTTGGTATGTTAGGCATTACTACCTCAATAGTGTAAGTCTTCATTAGTCAGCACAACTTACACAAGTGTCCCAAGACTTACCATCTTTCTCTAAAGCTGCGTGAGCAGAAGTATATCCGTAGTACAAAGTTTTAATTCCCTTGTCCCAAGCATACTTATGGATATCATAAACATCTTGAAGAGTATAATTCTTTCTAAACACTAGGTTTAAACTTTGCCCCATATCGATAAACACTTGTCTATCTGCAGCAAGGTCAATGATATCCTTTGGACTTATCTCTGCAAAGGTAAGGAACACAGACTTTTGTTCAGCATTTAAGAAGTCAAGGTGTTGTACAGATCCGTTGTTCTGCATAATGCTTTCCCAAATGTCTGCTGTATTCTTACCGAGACTCTCTAACAACTTAACTAAGTGTTTATTCTTAAATACAAATTGTTTCTTAGCCAAAGTCTTCATAAAGAAGTTACTCATAAAAGGCTCGAATCCTCCAGATGTAGCACCTGAGATAAACGATGTCGACTTGTTAGGTGCAATCATCATCAAACTTGCGTTACGTCTCACCATTCCGGCAAACTCGCAAATAAGTGGAGATCCTAACTTAGCACCAATCTCTTGTGTATACTGCTCTCCTAAGTCTCTGATGAACTTGAATATCTCTTTGTTTAAGATTCGACTTCCGATGTCTCCGTAAGCAAGACCTTCTGATTGAAGTAACTCGTGGAATCCTAATGCACCAAGTCCGATGTCTCTTTTCTCCATTGCAGACTTTCTTGCCTTCTCCATGAATGGAACACCCTCTGTAAGTTTGATGTACTCCTCGTTCATAATGTCTAAGAACATGAATGCATCCTTTACCATTTGAGGATTCTTTTTAATTATATTCCAGTGAACCAAGTTCATAGCACCAATAACACAAACAGATGTCATATCCGTAAACAAAGGTTGTAAAAACTCTGTACAAATATTTGTAGTTTGTACACTTAGGTTAAGTTTTTTGTAAACCGGAGAAGAGTTTTCATTCGCATTGTCAACATCCAACATGTAAACCTTACCTGTTTTTTGTCTTGCTTTCAATACCATCAAGTATCTTTTCTTGTACTCTTCGTTTGTTGTAATATTGTCTCTGAAACCTGTAGGTAAAATAACTCCGATTGTGTTGTTGATCAATGGGTCGTTCTTGTCCGGATTTGTTTTGTCTATTCGTTCCATTAAACCGTAGAAGTCTTCATCAAGTATTGATATGAACGGAGTGTTATAACCTCTTCTCACAGCCCCTTGGCTAACTTTCTGAGCTGTACGTACAGACTCTTCAATCCAATCTAACTTAGAGTTGGAATAGAATCCCTCTTCTAACTTAGTTCCTTTCTGAACAACTAGTTGGTAATCAGATCCAACACCACCACCTAACTTAGATGCCATTGCTGTCTGTCCAATGGAATGGTAGATCTCAGCGATAGAGTTTCCAACCGTAACAATGTAACAACTAGCAGGTAACTCATGTGAGTTAGAGCCTTCGTCTAATGGTCTTCCAAAGTTAGCAAGGGAAGGTGTAGACAAACTGAATATGTTTTTATCCAACATATGTTCTATTCGGTCAGCCAATCCCTCTGAGTAAAGGTTCTCATACTCTCTAATCTTTTCAACAATTTGTTTAAATCGTTGGTGCGGAGTTTCGTTTTCTTTAATATATTGTCCCTCTTTAAGGAACTCAATCTGTGCTTCTTCTAAAAATTCTAATTTCATTTTTTTAAAATTTAAAATCGTCTAAATCTATTTCTTCTTCTTCTGATGCATAGCCGGAAACCGCTTGATCAAAGAAATCTGGTTCGCTGGTTGTGAATACTTTAACCGTAAACCATTCGTTTCTTTCTTGGTAAAGTTTATCGTCAACCGGATATTTAAAGTCAAGCCCAAGGTCTTTGGATATCACATTGAAATTGTAATTCAAGAAGTTAATAACCTCTTCTTTTGTCAAGTGGTCAGGAACTCCATTCTCAAAGAACCAGTCAATAAGGTTAAGTTCTGATTGGTACGCAACCTTAATGTTATCCGTAACCAACTCGATCATGTACTCGTCCCACAGCTGAGGTAATTCTTCTTTTATTATGTTGATTAAATCAATTCCAAAACTGTAGTGAGTTACTTCCTCAATAGCTGTTGTTTCCTGCAAAGCAGAAATAGTCTTAAGCCCTCTGTTACGATAAGCATACGACATCAAAATATAGAACTGAGTAAATAAGCTGCATCGTTCAACCAAGGAAGTAAATAAAACTAACTTCTTTAGTATTCTTTTCTTACCGATAATCTTTGGATCGTTTTCTACGTACTTAGACAAGTACTCAATTCGACCCCTAAGAGCATCATGTTTCTCTAGATCATCTGTGTCTACGTTTAACAACTCTGTCAACGCATGGTAGCTACGTCTGTGTGTAACCTCAGACATACCAAATAAACCTCCGACATCCCCAATAATTGTTTGTGGAATCTCCAAGGCTAAACTGCTCCAATAAGTCTTTACCTTATCTTCTACAATAGAGATAGCAAGGATACATCTACTAACCACTTCCTGGTCCATTGTACCCATTGCGTTAAAGAAGTGTGATACATCAACCTCTTTAATTAATTTTTCATACTTTGCAGGAGTCCAGAAACCTCTGTACATAATATTCACATATTTATCCAAGTGTTGATACTTTGGATCTATGTGTTTAGTTTTTTCAAAAATGCTCATAATTACTATTTTAGATTAAAAACCCCCTAACAAAAAGTTGCAAGGGGGCTTCAAAGATAAGTAATCAATTTGGATTACACAAATTTATTATGGTAATTCATCTATTAATTCTTCAGTAGACTTATAGTCCTCTGGCTCAGGAGCAAACCTAGATATTTCTTTATCTAAACTTTCTTCATTGTAAGGAAACAAGTCAACGATCGGAGTAATAGAAACAGCATCAATGTTGAAATCAACCATCATAGTACTCAAACTTTCTTTTGTTCTTTCAGTAGCTTCAGCAACCGAAGAAGCAGTTACCAAGAAAGTGTTCTTAACTTTTTTAGTTTTTCCGGTATCCTCGTCCTCTGTTCCGTAAGAAATTACTGACTTGTACCATACGTCTGCATCCTCGTAGTGGAAGATATCATGGAACTCTGTTCTTGTGATCGATACCACTGTGAACTCACCACGAATAATGTTTCCTAACTCTTCGTAAATTCTTGCCTCAGCATCTGTGAAAGACATTGCAGCCAATACGTAAGGCTCTGTTACTCTTTTGAAAGCACCGTTATCTAATTGTTTAGTGTAACGCACTTTAACTGTCATCCAATTGTTCATTGTTATTTGGTTTTTATTGGTTATTAATTATTTTTTAAGTGATTCTAGCATAGCTATCATCTTTGGTTGTGGAGAGATGTCTGACTTATCTCTCCTGTAAGAGTTGTGTGTATAAACTCCTGGAACTCCTTTTAAGGCATTCGTAGATACATCCCACATATCAGAAGCTTTATAGTCTAAAGATATTCCATAAAGATCTCCCCAATACACTAATAGTTGTCTAACTGATTCAATCTGTGCATCAGTATATGCATGGTAATACTTATGTCCTTTGTAAGGCTTATCTAATTCGCATACCTGAGAAGCAGGAACCTCTCTGTTTACATAGTTAAAGAACTTACTGTTTGTACCTGGTCCTACCCCAACCTTTTCTAGAGGACCCCAATTGCAAATTTCAATACCTATTGAAATCTTATCAAGGTTTTGATACGCAATACCTCTTGACCTAAATACATCAGGCTTAATACCTAAGTGATAAGCCCAATATCTAGATGAGAACGCTTGACAAATCTCACCATCAAAAGTTCCTTTAGATAAACCACTTCCAGATACTGTAACACACGTTGCAATCCTGCCTCTATCATCGTTATCCCACATATTTATAACTGCAGGACCGGATGAGTTGCCTGCTGTGTGGTGCAGTACAATCTGAAACTTATCAGCCTCTTCTTTAATGTACTGAGACTCCTTCATCGGAATCTGTTTGATCTTGCTTGTGTCTAACTTTTGCATTGCTTTTTTCTTTTTCTTTATTAAAATAATCTAACCAATAAGCGATCTTTTCATTTACGCTTTGTGGTTTGTCACTTATTTCCTTCTTCTTTTTCTCCGGCATTGATCAACAATTCTTTAAAATCACTCTCGTGCTTTTCGTTTCTGTACATAGCTTTTGCTCGTATAGTCTCCATAAAAGGCTGAACTTTGAACATGAAACCTTTGTAATTAATGTACTCATAATGCGCGTAAGGATTTACCTGGATATCAACCTTTACTCCATCAACTAATACTTGTTCTTGGAAGTCACAGCCTGAAGGTAAGTCTTTAGATGGTTGTGGTTCTTTACCATCAATCTCTAACAACTCCCACTGAGTAAGAATCAAGTCAATATCTGATGCAGTATCAGAAAATCTTTTTAGTCTTACTCCTTGTAAGAATAATGCAGCACTACCACATAAGATAGCATGGTCGAACTTCTCCTGGATCTTAGCGATCAAACCTATGTTAAGGTTTCTTTCTTCAGCTGTGTTGAAATCAGGGATCTTATTAACTCTTCTTGACATTTGGTTTGGTTTTAAAAAGCCCCCAACAAAGTTATCGAGGGCTAAGGTTTATTAATTGTTTGTGATCGGTTGGATGTCAGCGATTGCGTCTTCCTTATCTAACTCCTCGTTAGAAATTGTTGCTCCACTATCGATGTTTGCAACGTGTGCTTCCATCAATCGAATTGATAACTTAGCTGTTTGCTCATTCAAGTGACTAGCAACTGAAAGTGTAGCTTGAGCCGACTTCTCGATACTTTGTAAAGTCTGTTTTACAAAAGACACAGTGTTAACGAAATCTGCGAACAGTGATCCAGGGATCGTTACTGTAGATTCTTTTGAGTAACCACGGTTAGTGTACTCAGGTTGTTCCAACTTCTTCATCAATTCCACGAACTGATCTTTCTTTTCTTCGCTCATTTTATTTTGGTTTTTAATTGTGATACAAATATAAAGTTAAATAATTAATCTCAAATAATTTTAACTTTTATTAACATTCTCTCTGAATTTTAATTCTTTTCTTAATAAATCTAAATGCCAATCTGCACCACCGTATTCGAGTACTGCCTCGATATGGTCTGTATCCATTTCTGAAATTGGAATCCATTTAAGTGGTTCTTTTCCAGATTTTCCACGTCCACCTCTTGTTGCGTGAGTTCTAACTATTTCAAATGGATCATCTGCGTAGACTGTTATTACATCTACTTTCTCTAGATCCTTTGCTCCGATTCGAATGTAGTATGTCCCACCATCAACCGATGCATGGTTATCACAACCACAAACCTTGTAGTCATGCACATGGTAGCTAACCAATGTTTCGTTACACTCTAAACATTTTATAGAGTTGTAAACTATTTGTTTATCTTCAGTTCCAGTCATCGTTGACAATATTTTTAATGCGAGTTGCGGTTACAATTATAGTAGCTTTCTTTTTTCTCCTTCTTCTTTTATTGAAGAGTATTTGATTGGTGTTTCTTTCTCTAAGGTTTTTCCGGTTTTTATTCATGGTTTAAAAATTTGAATTGTTGTTTCTTCTTCTACCAGATCAGTGAACTTACCTTTGAATCTTGTTGCCCTTACAATGTGATTATCAACCCAATGATAGTTTCCACCTCTAGGTTTACCCATAAGTAATCCATCGTATTTAAACCCATGTCTGTCTAACCATTCTTCGGTACACTCACGATGCTCTTCGGTTCTTGATGTGAAGAACGTAATGATATGTCCTTCATCAAACCATTTGGTTAATGTCTCCAATGCGTCCGGATAAACAGAAGCAGTGGCCATTCTCTCAGGTTCCTCATTAGGGATATCATCACAGATAGTTCCATCGATATCGATCAAGTAGTTTTTTACTCCTTCAGGAAGGGTAGGGCTTACTGACAAACCATTTTCTTTTTTTGCTTCCATATTACTAGCGTTCAATTCCTAATTCTTTTAAGGTTACTGGAGTGTAATTCACATGCTCGCAGGACACGCAATGGTATCTTTCATCTGGGTATTCAAACATCATATCATCAACCCAATTAATAACCATTATTTTATGTTCATGTATATGTCCATGGATATTTCTTGGAACTCTGAATTCTAATTCACGATCATGCACCGGACAATGCGTTAACCACATTCCTTTGTACCTAACCATACCTGACACTCCGTTTACATACTTCAGGAGTTCAGGGACATCACTTAGCCTATCATGATTTCCTAACACAACTTTCTTAGCTCCATTCAACTTATTAAGTAATGGATATGATTTATTGGATTCCATTGATATATCACCAAGTATCCACGTTGTATCTCTTTTATGCACAACCTTATTCCAATTTGAAATAATGTGATTGTCATGTTCTTCTGCTGAAGCAAACCCTCTTTTTATTGCCATACTCTCATGGCCAAAATGCAAGTCTGCTATAAATCGTACTATGCTCATACTAATCTTCTTTATCAAACCAATAGAACCCAAAAAACTTTCTCATAAAGAAACGTTGCAACCAATTTGGTTTATGTTCAATATTAAACTGAACTGAGTATTCTAACTTTTCTCCTATTCGGTAACCTCCTTTAGGATTTGGGGGACTTACTAAAAGTGCATGAAAATTTAAATTTTTTACAACCCCTAATTCCCCAATTGGCATACCTTCTAAAAATTGATTTTCCATACTATTTCTTTTTATATTTACCACAATCTATACATATGTCATAACCAAGAGTTGTACTTGGTATATATGTATGCTTACAAAATAATCTTTTAATCTTTTTCCACATTTTCTTTTAGTTTTAAGTTAATAGCTTTTTCTAAATCTTTGAAGCTAAATCTATGCTTTTCAGGATCATTGTTAGGTCTTGCAATGTAGTTATTCCAAACTTCTACTGCTATTTCATGTGCTGTGTCCATACTATTTCTTTTTAAAGTGACCTAACTGCGCGCGTGAAGGAAGTATTGATCTTATAGAGGTGGCCGGCGTAGACAAACCCATTGGAGAAGTGGAAGTACCAAGCGTTGGTATTATTGAACTCCGAACTACTCCAATATACACCTTCAGTAATTACTTTGTTATTGTACATGATAAAGCATTCTTCAATTGTTGGTAATCTCCAACCATCACCTAAACTTTTTGCATATGCCACTGCATCATCCCATTGTAATTTATTATTTGATATAATAGGATGCAATTCAAACTTATAATTACTTTCTACAATTATAGGTTCAATTTTTTTTCTCAATTCTTTAGGAACATATACTATTCCATTTATTACTATTTCCATCTTATTTTTTTTTTATTTTCTTCAAACCAAACTCCAAAATTTGCAGTTCTTATTTCACCTTGTGCAGTAACCAATGAACCACAAAGATTATGGTCGTTATGTGTTAAAGCTTTTATGATTAATTCTCTAACTTCATCGTCTGAATAACTTCTTTTAGCTTGCCATTTAGCACCATTTATAAAGTCTTGTTTAGCAGAATTTGCTAAGTCATTTGCTTTTACTGGATCAGAGAATGTATTTGTTTTGATTCTCCATCCATAGTTTTCAGCAGCTTCTTCTAATGTCTCTTTCATCTTATTTCTTTTTAAGTATTAAACAACCATTTTCATCAAGTTTTGGCCTTTCTCTTGTTTCGGAATACCCACAAGTATCTGCATGAGCACAATGCCACATTCCTGCTTTTCTACAACCTTCACAATAGCCATATTTTTCCATCTCAATCTCAACCTCTATTTCTGTTGGTTGTTCGAACATCGGAAGCACTGTTTGTTCAAAGAAATTTCTTAATGTAGTGTTATTTCCTGCTGCATTAATTAGTAATGCTCTATATAAATCCTCAACAGTAAAAAACTTATCTTTATTAAGTTCCATTGCTTTATTGAAGCCATCAGTGAAAGATTTCTTTGCAATAAATTCAAAAAATTCTTGATTATTATAGTCTCCTCTTTTATTAAACCATATTGAGTCGTGTGAATATTCATCACTTAAAGTTTCAACATCTACTACTCTAAATATCTCATCACAGTTTTGTTTGGATAATCTTTTATGTGGTGACTCTTGAGTTGTAGCTATACAGCTATCATGTGAATAGAGTTTATACTCATCACCTAATTTCATTAGTATCATAGTCAAATTTATTTAATAAAAGAAAGCCACCCTTTATAACACGGAATACGGTTCATGAGTGGCTCAACCCAGGGATTCTATCCAAGGGGATGATTCCGTTAAAGAGCTTTAACATTGGTACTCTCTGCGAATAGTTTGCTTTCCTATAACCCTCGATCACGGATATAACGCTCCCATCGAATGTATCCCTGCTATCGTTATCTCAGGACACCGGTTTCTTTAGTATGAAGTGTAATGTACTCTTGCTTGTTATGTTGAAATGATCCATTGTCTTTTTGTAAGACTTACACTCTGAGTAGAAACTTCTTACTTCTTCTTTGTCATATTTCCTAACGAAAGAAGTAGCGTGCAAGGCTTTGGATATCCTTACATCCTTCGGCATGTCTAACATGTTCTCAGAGTGAGTGCCTATTGTAATATTGTCCCAAGAATTATTAACAGAGTTACCATCTAGATGTCTCACTACAATACCATCCTTAAACATATCTTCTCCAAACTTTTTATAGGCCTGAAGTCTATGAGCAAAGATATTAACTCTCTTATCGTTGATCCTCATAGAAAATTGTATGTAACCTCTATCATTAGATCCTTTGAGTCTGTTACCTTTGATACCTGTTACATTTCCTTCCTTGTCAATGTTAAACCCTTTGTCAAAGGCATGTTTTATTTTACTAACTTCTACCATAACATTTATTTTAGTTCCCCCAGGTAGTTCCGAGCTACCAACTGACGATGCCTCGTCTGCTTTCTATAAGCTATGGGGAAATTTATATGAGTTACTTAATATTTAAGAATGTTCCGGAACCACCTGCCATAGTTTTAGGTAATTGGCCATCCCATTTCTCAATTTTCTTATACTCAACAAATAATGGTGTTAACTTTTGCTGAGTTAAGTCCATTGCTTTTGCCTTTGCAGATGCATTGATAATTGTCTCTGCTGAATCAGCTCGTGCAATTGCAATCTTACGTTGACCATCAGCTTGTGCCGCTAACGCTTGTTGTATAGATGCTTCTGCTTGTTGTACTGAGCGTGTCTTAGCAACGATTGCTTCTTGTAAAGCTTCCGGTGGAACAATGTTAGATCTCATTTGAGATACAATAAACCACTTGGATAACCTCAAGTTACACTCTGCTACGATTGCAGCCTCAAACCCTTGTCTGTGTCCAAAAATTGAGTCAACTTCCCATGTATTTGCTACGTCATTTACAGCTCCGACAATCGCTGTCTTTAACCAACCTTGCTCAACATCCTTGATTGGAATTCGAAGGTTTTGGAACATATCTCCTACAGCATTAGGCTTAAGTGCGTAGTTAAAGCTTGGCTTGATGTCAGCAGGAAATCCTCCTTTTGTGATTACTTGTTGCTGATCAAACTCGATGTGCTGTTGGAATGTAGGAAACTCATACATATTCTCGGTCCATGTGTTGTAAAGAACCCAACCGGTTTTGTACTCGTATTTGCTAACTCCTCGTGAATCACCAGTTAAGTTAACTTTGATACCTACGTGCCCAGCATCTACACGTTCAATTGCGAAAGGTTGAATGATTACAATAAGTAACCCTACAATGAAAAGTGCAAGACCTTTTATTAACCAAATTGGTCTGAATTTTTCTGTTGCACTGTCCCATTTACCAACAGGATCTACTTTTTCATAAGCCTGGTCTTTTGTAGAAAAGAAATAATAAGCAGTTGCTGCTAATGTAACTAAAATTAAAATAGTTGAAATCATTTGTTTTGGTTTTTAAGGTTTAATGATGATGTAAAAATAGAATTTAAAAGTGTTATCACAGCCATTAACAACAGAAATGTTGATAGTAGTTGGAGTGCCCCATTTAATTCTCGACTGATTACGTACTCTCCGTATAAAGAGAATAAACTCATTATAAGTACGACCTTGATAAAGGATTTTAAAATAAATTTTTTCATTTTTTGGTTTTTAGTATGTCAAAGAACTTGTGTGCAAATTTATGATAATTTTTTTTATCTCCAACTATTTTTCTAAGTTTGTTAACAAATTTTAACATCATGCCTAGAAACTCATTAGCCGGTACTAAAAAAGGAACTTCAAAAAGTGCTTTGTATTTCCAAACTAATCCTGTAGCAAAAGCTAAGAAGAAAGCTTATGACACAGCATACAATGCTTCACCCTTACAACGTAAGAAGAGATCCGAACTTGTAAAGATTAACCGTGATAAAGGTAACTATGGAAACCTTGACGGTAAAGATGAAGCACATGTATCTAAGAAGAAGACTAAACTTCAATCTCAATCTAAGAATAGAGCTGATAAGTCAAAGAACTTTTTTGGAAAAGCTAAGAAAAAGAAGTAATTAATAATTATCTTCCATGTAGTTTCCAACCAGGAATACTACAACTAAAAGTATTAATAGTGCCATGATATTATTTTCTAAAAATTATCGATAAGGTATAAAAGAATACTACTATTAAAGCGTATCCGTAAACTAGGGCCATTCCATCTTTTAACATTTCTTTATGTTTTTTACTATGCTTTCCTTTGCGTCAGCAAGTTGATTAATAACTTCTTTTATAGTATCATCATTAGACAACTCAAGACCAAAGTTTTTTGCTATCCTCCAATGGATCGTTCTAGTTGGCATCTTTATTCCTGCACTTTCTAGAATCGATTGGATATCCTGTACAGAGATCCTGTACTTTTTCATTTTGTCAAAATATTCATTATTCATCTGTACAAATTTTTTGAATTTTAATAACCCAGTCAACTTCTTTTTTTGTAAGTTCTACAAAATAAGGTTCTGCCATTTCTTCATCATCGTATAGTTCTACAATATCTACCGGACACTTGCTCAGTACAACATCTTCTATATCTTTTTTCTTTTTGTACATTGTGACAGCACATCTGCCTAATAAGTAATAAGCCATAAGTTTAATTTTTAATAAGGTTCTTTGAGACTATTCTCAAGTTTAACTATCTCAGCCTCGGTTCTATTATAAATCTCCTCAGCTCTTTCATCATTCATCGGAAAGTCTTCAGACGATCCATAGAAGTAGGCCATGTCTTTATCTAACTGATGCATATGCCAAAAGTTTCGGAGGAAGGATTTCTTTTCTGCAACCTCCCTCTTTAACTTTCTTCTTTCAAGTCCATGTATCTTAAACTCCGGTTTGTTGTCCATCTAATAGTACTTTACCCCATTGCTCAGCAAAAGCTTTTGCCATACCATGGAAGGTTTTACTTCTAAGCGTTTGTCTTTCCTCTTTGGTCTTAGCATTCTTTAATGCTTCGTAGTACCACATAGGTTGACTCTTCTTGTTTCCTTTCTTGTCGATCCATTCGAACTGTTTACCTGTGCCTACGACATTTGTCTCGGTAAGTTTCGGCAGGTTCTTTAACCATAAGCAAGTAGACTTTTTAGCTTCGTCACCAAACATCCATGGTTGGACTATTTGTTCTGGCTTTCTCCATCGGCTGCTTAACAATCCAATTGGGTTCTCAACCGCTACGTGCTTGATGTTAGAGTTGTACAATGCATTAACAAACGTAACACTATCTAACATATCTTGTCTTCTCTGAGGATACTTAGGGTGAGGTCTTCTGTCTTCGAATGGTAAGTCTACATCATCAGGGTGAGATAACCACTGGACACCACTACTTGCAAGGAACGTGCAAGGGGGATGGGCTACCATAAGATCCCAATGATGATCTTCGATTACTTTGAATACATCTTGTTGGAAGTGCCATTCAGGGTGACCACCACTACAAGGCAGTAAGTCACAGCTGAATGCTTCAAATCCTAATTCTCTGAAAGCTTTTGTTGTTGCTTGGCTTTCTTCGCAAGCTACTAGTACTCTTAATTTATTTTTCATTTCAAAATTATTTTAAATTAATAATTACCATTACCGTCTATGAAATATGGATCCTCTATATCATCACCTTTGTAAGCAATTATTTGTCTCTCAGGAAAATCTCTTCTCGCATTATCAAAACTTGCATACACATAATAACTCCACAACTCAACTCCATCAGGAGTAATCAATGTTTCTTCGCAACTGAAATCAGGTTGGAAATATACATTTTTGTTATATTTCATTTCCTCCTCACTATACATTCTTTCAGCCATGTATTTAGCACCTGCTATGAAATTATTTTTGCACCTTTCAGCATGGATTGGATTAGATAAATGAATATTAGTTAATAATCTACATTCTTGCAAATACTTTTCAGCAGCTTCTTCTAGTTCATTATTCATTTTATTTATTTTTAGTTTTGTTCAACAAATTTACTTTTCTTATTTCCGTGCACTTCGATTACAATGTTCTTAGCTTTGCCTGCACCTGAGCAAAGTTTACAGTCTGCGCATTGTATGTTACTAGTTGTGTTAGGACAAACAATCTCATTAGGCATTAGATCCTTGATGTTATTTGTAACCCTGAATGTTCTCCAACCATTCTTCTGAGCTTCCAATGCTTCTGCCTGGCTGTCTACACTTGCCATCGAAATGTTTTTAAGGATATCCTTGTCGGCATTTTTCCATTGGTGTGTATAGCTTGTATGATTCTTTGATCTAGATTTGATATTGTTTAGGATATCAATTGGTAAAGCAGCAGGATCTCCGTAGGCTCCGAACCTAATTAGCTTGTCATTAAAGATTGACATGTCAGTTGCAAGTGGGTATGAACCTCTTTTGTATGTCTTGTATACATTGAGTGGTGCTTGGAACAATACAACATAACAGCTACCACCTAAGTGATGTCTGTGTGGACACATTCCACATACAGCTTCATCTGATCCGGACTTGGTTGCGTCTGTTGGTTTTTCATCTGCACTAAGGATCCACATGGATGCCATGTCACCTGTCTTAACATTTGAACTTTTCATTGTAACTACTGCTACAATAGGTTCACCATTCAACATTGATGGGCCTTCATAAACTACGTATCCTTTTTCTTTACTCATAACTTTGGTATTTAAAAGGCTGCAACTGAATTGCTACAGCCTTGTTGTTAATAATTTATTTTACTTTTGAAACTTCACCTAAAGCCCATGCTTTGAAGCCTTCGAACTTCTTAAGTATCTCATCTTTAGTTGAATGTTGTATACATGTTTCTGGTGCTTGGAAAGTGTTAACCCAGTTCTGTAACTGTTTCTTTGGAGCCAAAGTTATTTCCTTAAGAGCTTTCTCTTCAGCAGCTCTTGCTTCAGCTTCTACTTTCTCTTTAGCTTTTCTTTCTTGCTCATTCTTTTTCTCAAGCTCTTTCTTTAACTTTTCATTTTCCTTAGCAATCTTTTCTTTTTCCTTTTGGTCAGTCTCAAAGGATTTCTTTCCTGATGTAAGTAAAACTTTAAACTCTTTATCTGTAAGGTCTGAAAGAATAATTGTATTGTAGTTCTCAATGAATGGAGAGTAAGCACCTATCTCAATCTTTCTTTCTATCTCTAACTTTTGTTTCAATACTATTGCTTTATATTTCTCTTCTTCTGCAGCTAATCTTTTTTGCTCAGCTTCGAATGTAAGTTTACGAGCAGATAAGAACGCTTCGAATACTTCCTGGTCCATTGACACTAAGTCTAACTCGTCTGCCTTGTCAGAGTATGGTCTAAGCAAGTCAGCTCGTTTAATTTGAAGTGCTTCTAACCTTTCTTTCTCTAATCGATCGTAGTGTTCTTCGATTTGTTTTAACTGCTCTTCACGTTGAATGATTGGCTGTTGTAACTTGTTCTTGATAGCATCAACAAACTTACCTGCTTGTAGGTAGAAATCCTTCTCTACCTTGTGTATCTTGTCGATACCTGTACGGATAGGAACTAACTTCAATCGAAGCTCTCTTGCTTCTTTTGATAACTCAGGTGTAATCTCCTTTGATAACACAACTACAGAGTTAGCCAATAGGATATCTCTTTCCGTAGCCTTCTCGTTGAAGGCACTCATAATAGATGTTGCTTTTGCAATCTCTAATTTAAATTCTTGTGGGTTAACATCTATCGAAGTTATAGCCACCTCTTGGTTTTTGTTTTTCATAGCTCAAAATTAGCAATTAAAATTTAAAAAAGTCCATTTGTCCAAAAAAAGTTGAATAATATTCTTCAGCCATGTTTCTAGCTAAAGGTCCTGTATACTTATTAGCATGCACATGGGCATCCCTAATGTCACTAAAGTTCTTTCTATGTGCCTCATTGAGTGCAACTTTGTATTTCTGTCTGTCTTCCTCAGACATCGCTTCTGCGATAATGTCAATTGCTGTTTTCATATTATTCTGATTTAAAGGTTTCGTTGTAGTATTGCTCTGCTTCTTCCGGATAGTCGTAGAAATGCTCAACAACATCAAATATTTGTTTCTTTTCCATTTCTTTGGCTTGTTCAAGAAGTTCAGGTAAATCTTCTCCTGAAGTTATCCATACTTGCTCAAATAACCATTCTACTGCTGTCTTTTTCATGTTATTTCATTTTTTAAAATTTTTGATGCTCCCTTTTTAACGTAACTACTTTTTGGTTTAGGATTCAATCTCATTATCAACTCATGTATAGCATACTGCCTTGCAGTACCACCAGGTAATGATGTATCAATCTCATTGTAGAAGTCTTCGATAGTCTTTAAGATTCTTTCTTTTGACATCCTTGTTGTTACTTTCATAATTCCTCTATTAATAGATCATCACAACTTGAAATAAATAAATCTATTTCGTGGTCTGTACTGCCTCCTTGTTCAATCTCGTCAAACATTAGCTGAAGTAAATCGTCTACTTGTTCTTGTAAATCCGGACGTTCTATCAGAAACTCCCTTCTGTAGATTAAAGCTCTTTCGTATCTCATCTGCAACCTTTTTTAACTAATTCCACATTATCGTTGTGAACTAACACTTTATCTGTTACATTAAAGCTGTTCCAACAATCTCTTGTTACTTCTATTTCTTCGGTTCCTTTTGCATTTCCAACGTAAAGTTTCCAGGAAGGTTCTATTCTTTCATGGTGATGTACGTGAGTATGAGTGTGTACATAAAGGATTCCTGCTTGAACTTCTTCTATAACATTATCATCATGGCACATGTGCTCCGGTGTGTATGATTTATACACTATGTAGCCTTCAAGATTATCGTCTCCAGAAGAGCATGACAGAAGTAAAAATGTTGATAGTATTGTGTAAACCTTTTTCATGTTAAATTGTTTTTAAATTAAAAACCCCCTCCGAAAGTTGAAGGGGGTATACTCTTGACTCGACATTCCCCTATGAATACTTAGTGTGCAAAGGGTTTAGCTAAGATGGGTAGGACAAAATAAATTTAATGCTTGGTAACCAGGCTACCTATCCCATCTAAGATGAAGAGCCACCACGTTTACAGAGTATCAGCAAAGCCTGTTTGTCTCACACAAACCTGATTACACTAATTATATTGGGTTATTAATTTCTAATTATTTGGTAGATACAATTCTCTACAATTAAATCCCACGTTGATGTAGTGTCACACTCTTCCTCGTGTTGGAATAGGTGCAACACTTCATTGATCTGACTTTCGTTTAGTTCTATGTTAAGAGAATTAGCTACTGCTAATATGTCTTTTTCACAAATGTTGCTAACCATACTAAATTATTTTTTTATTTTTAAAACCTCTTTCTGTTCTCAATTGTAATTTTCCACGAACAAACTGAGAACTTTGTTTGTTCTGTTTAATGAATTGCTGAGCAAGTCCAGGAGAAGGAAATCTTCTGACTTCTTGTACATTTTCTCCGAGTACAAATGTAACTAAAAAATTATCCATTTTACAAATTATTAGTGATTTATTTTACACTTTTAGAGTAAGTATAGTCCGTAGTCTACACTTCCTATTGATTTAAAGTAGTCGTTATCAACTACTTCTCCGTTTAGTAACCAGTTAGGTTGGATTCTTGGATTGTATCTAACTCGATCACAATGCTTATCAAATTGTTGCATATCTTTATTTATGATCTCAATATCTTCACATAACACCCAAGCACATACTTGTTTATTCTGTCCGTCAAAGATTCTTTGTGCAACTTTCTTGTAGTTTTTAAGCTGACAAGACTTCATTATCAATTGATTATCTGTTGGTGATAGATATACAGTCCTATCCGGATACTCTACTTTCCACTTGAAATAATTTACGCCACGCGATAAATTAAACCTTACCTTAATTCTTTTTGCCATACTATTCTATATTGATATGTACTCTACATCGTCTTTTAGCATATGAGTTATTGTATTGTGTGGGTACAATCTCTCTAACTCTTCTACTAAATCATCATTCATGTACTCGATTTCTTCTTCCCTTTCTTTTCTTATAATAGGAAAGATAGCATCTTGTATTTGTTCTTCCGTTAAATCCGTTAACAGAAGGAAGTTCTCTTCTTGGTAAGCTGTTGTGTTTACCTCTACTAATCTAATCATGGCTTATATTGTTTTGCTGTTAAACCTATGCCCTCAAGCATTTCTATTTTATCTGATTCTTGTAACTCATCCATCCAGGTCGAGTTAAAATTTTCTGCCTCAACTAAGGCTTCTTGTTTAAGTATTCTATTGTATCCAAAACTGAAATCAATATTGTCTACGTTATCTTCAAACATTTTATTTACATCAATGCTATCCCAGGTCTTTTCGATTATAGTTACGAAATGATCCTCAATAACTGACTCGCACCAATCGTAGTACAGATCTTCTTCGTTGATATCCTCTATCTTACATACTATATTTAATAGGAATCCTAAGTAGTGTTCATTTTCTGAGAAGTCTGTAAAGTTATTGGTTTCCTCCTTCCAATCCTCAATGTTATTTGAGTGGTACGACATGAATCCGTCATAACTTGTATGCTTATCTTTTATCTCTTCAAGGAACTCTGCATAGTTTTCTTTGATATACTCTCCTAATGTATGTCCGTCTAATACAACTGTTATGTTTATCGAATCATTTGAGAAGTTGTAGTATGCAGGAGAGTGCGAAGACTGAAACTCCATAGAAAGGATACCTGCCTTATTGAATAGATAAGTCATACTCTCTAAGTAATCAATAGAAGTCTTACCGATAGTCTCTAAGAACTTTTTAAAGTCAAGTTTATACTCATCGTATCCTAGATCTTCTCCTTCCGAATCTTTTGGGTTATACTCATCCCAAATTGTACCATATGTTCCACTGAACACTGGCATATATGTCTCAAATGTTTTCATAACTATTTAATTGTTAAACCTATTTCTAACTCTGTATCATCTCCCTCTATAAGTAGATACATATCTGAAGGTAAATTGTAGTCATCTTCTCCTATATAGAGTTTTGCTTCATCTAATCCAAGGATTAAATCTTGTACTCTCAAATCAGCTCTCTTACTTACGTCTGGACATAATACATCTTCGTCATATTCAAAAGTTAATATTATCTTTTTATCTTTTATATAGCTACTTCCTATTACATCTAAATATAAAGACCTGTCTTTTCTCTCTAGGCTTAATATTCCGAATGAAAACTTGCTTATATCAAATGGTTTGTCAAACTCTAACACTGCTTCAATATAGATTTTCTCTTCCTCAATTGCTTTTAATAGTTTCATAATCTATTTATTTAATTAATTCAATTGCATCACTAATTATTTTCTGTAATGATATTGGTAATGCCTGTACAGCTATAAATTCTTCGTCTTTATGTACTTGAAACCCATCATTAAGCAACTCCACTACAGTGGTAAAATGATACACCGTATCAACGTCTTCTATTAATTTCCTTGTTTTATAATTCCAAAGTACGTAATCTTCTCTGCTAATATTCTTCATAACTCACATTTTTATGGTATATAATCTTCTAGGCTTTTAACTAAATTTATTTTAGATACAGTCGTAAGGTATCTGAACTT